GGTGATGCCGTGAGGCGCCAAGCTCGTCAGCATGAAGGCAGCCGTCTGCTTGAGATTGGCACTCAGAGAACTAGCCTCAATGGTGTCAACCATCATCCCGTCCAAGTTGGCGCGCGCGACCATCTTGAACGACGCAGCTTCGGTCATCGCCACGGTTTGCTGAGAGTGAGTTAATCCCACCCAGAATTTCCGGGCCAGCCGCAACGTGAACACACAGTCTTTAATATTGTACTCGTGCAATCGTTGAAGCTCGGCCGGGTCGGTGCCGTGGTAGTCGACGTCGGCTTCGTAGCCGGCGTGCTTCGGAAAGAAGATTGGCACTGCAGCCTTCAAGCTATAACTACGCTGCTGCTTGTGATCATACTCCGGCTCGATATCCAGGTGGCGCCACAGCAACATGGCGTCGAGGAACCTCACCTTGTCGATGAGCTTGGTGATCTCGCTGTCCTCTTCGGCATAAGCGTAGAGCCACGCCAGATCGAAGATTACGTTCCATCCCACCAGCCTATGCTCGGTCTCGACCGCCCACGTCAGCATGTCGCGAATCATCCGAGTCGTCTCTAAGGAAGAAGACAACAATCCGCCGGCATGCTTGGTCTCGCCGCCTTGCCGCCAGACCCAGGCGAGCGACGTGAGCCACCCCTTGCCCTGGCGATAACGCCAGGGCTGGAGTGCGTACTCGGGCAACTCGCCCGACGTCTCGACATCGAATGATGCGATCTTCATTTGAGTTACCCCAGGAACGGAACAGACTTTTTGTCGATGCAGTCACACTCCCGATAAACTGCCTGGCGTATCTCGTGCAGAACCTGATCAGGATGACTCCAGGAATTTAGAAAACGGCAAGCAACTAGATCACGCCACTTACGATCGCGCAGCATGGTGACGATGTTAGTGTTGTCGATCCACCCAGCCTGACCATCTGGCTTCGCGGCCATCTGTATGTAGACCTTGAACCAAGCGCGGAACTCTTCGTAGCCGGCTTCGCGAAGTGCCTGCTTGGCACGCTCGCGATTGACGACAGAGACAGACCATGGCGTGATCTGATTCCGATCCGCCACTTTCCATTTGCCGTCACGCTGACGAAACGTCAGCTTATCTTTTACTTTGTAGTGAAGCCCGCCGATCGAGACGGAGGAATACCCCACATACATTCCGGAAGGTGTGCAGTGATTGCCGAACTTGGTCGTCGATCGTGAAGAGTACGGACAAATGGTGAGCGAGTTGTCCTTATGCCAAGTCACAACAGGATGCTGGTACAGCCGAAGGACGATGTCCTTCGCCTCTGTCTGTTCGATAGTCAGATGTTTCTTGCGACGATCGACCAGCCCACGCGGACCCAGTGGGCTCCTGGGAAAGACCACAGCCTGATGCCAGACTTTGACAGCCTCTTTGTAGGACTGGATACGCGGGAAGCTACAGCTAATAATCCACGCCATGGTAAGTCACTCCTTGTTGAGTCAGTTGAGTTAGTTGAGAGGTGTTACATCGTGTAACACCCAGACTATCCCCTCTCAGTCCTCGTCTGGGGCCGTTTGCCGGGTCAGCACATTGCTGTGCGTTGGGGACGGGTTACCGAACTATAGTACGATGCGGCATAGCACCACGTGATGCTGGTCCTCCTTAAGAATAAGCTGCACCGGTTTCGGCCATTTCTCAGGGATGACCTTGAGAATGGCGTCGATCGTGGTCATGGGCGACGGGATCATTACCTTGTCGTCCATCCACCACGGGCGCTGGATGCCTGTCTGAATCCCTTCTGTTTCCAACAGACGGGTCAGCCTTGTTTCGATGCGGCGCGAGCGCTGAAGAACCTCCAACAAGTTCGCTCGATCGCCAGTTGTGAAATCAGGCCCACCAGAAAACCCGGGCTGTGTCATCAGTTTTTCTTTTATCGACATTTGTAGTTACTCCTTTGCGTGGTGCGCACCCCACTCTGGGGTGAGCGGGGTGCACTATAAGTTAGTCATCCTTTCATGTGTTCGTCGATGCTCTCCCTGATCTCCCTGGCTTCCTTCGCAGCAGCGGCACGCAAGTCGCTTCCTTTGCGCAGGTCATTAGGCTCGTAAGACCCGATCGTGTTCATAATCCGCTGGCGGATTTCCCGCAACTCGGGATCACCCGTGACGTTGAGACCCGGCAGGATGTTCATCAACTCTACCAAGTTATTGACTGTGCTATCCCTAAAGATAGCCTCCTCGTCATCCATCTTCTCGATGTAATGTTCGAGCAACTCGGCGATGCGCAGCCAGACGTCCTGCATGGCTTCGCCTAAACGACGGTTGAGCGACTCCTCCATGGTGGCCTTGACCTTGGCCAGCTCAGTTTCAGGAAGGGCAACACGGAAATCCTGGGACTCAGTGATGCCGTCGATGTCCAGGTTCACGCTGAACCTCTTGCGAAGCTCTTCGGGCGGCGGGTAGTCCTTGTCGTTGAACAGATCACCCAGACGGAACGATGCCTGGTCCCGCACCGGCGGGTACTTGACCGTGATGAACTCCTCGACAGCATCGTTGAACTGCCGTTCGAGTTCACCAAATCCTGACATGAACAATTCGAAGATGTTGCGGGTCATGATCCGCGGTCCTTTGTCGGACCACGGCGCGGAGTGCTTATCTCTATGCGCCTTGAGCGCATTGTACGCTGTGGTGATATCGGCAAGCGCTTCCTTGGGAACGACGCGCTTGGAAACCACTGCGCTACCAGCTTGAGCACCCTTGTTTCTGGTCAGCTCGTTGCTGGCGGCCTGGTCGGTCTTATATCCGTTCCACCTGGATACACGGACATCAATCGTCATGCATTTTGTCGAGAGACTCATTTTAAGTACTCCTATGTTCAGTTACTAGTTGAGTCAGCTTTAGCGTTGTAGCACGCATTTACTTCCTTTGCCAGTCACGCGGCAAGAAGCCACCGCGTGACAGCCACTGGTCGAGCGCCTCGAACGCGCTCACCAATTCATCGAACGCAACGAGATCATAGTCGCCGCGTTCGCCGTGAGCCCAGTGCTCGCACGCAGCACGGGCATCTTTGAGAGCCTGCTCCGGGTCCATGTTCAGTTCCTTTGTTGGTCAGTTACGAAAAGTCATCGGTAGATTGCTTACGCCACTTCTTATGGCACCAATTCCAGAAAAGAAATGGTGTAGCGATTGGGAGCAGCATAGAGATTCCTATCCTGCCGAAGCCAGAATGGAGTAGGAAGATTGCAAGAGCAATCCATAGCAGACCTACTATCATCACTGCACCTCTACTCGCACGGTGCCGGCCCAGGGCGGACATGGTGCGTCTGTCGTGCATCCAATTATGAGCGGGAACGGCGTCTCGACATCGGGCCATGGCGTGTAGCCGTCCGTCAGGAGCAAGACCACCTCCGGCTCGTACTGCTCCGCAAAGACCAGAGGTTTCCTCATGTCGGTGCCGCCGCCTCCTTTCGGATGCAGCACCACCTCGGCGCCGTCTTCGAACACGTCGATGTTCGAACAGTCCTTGTCGTCGGCCCAGACTACCCGCACGGTCATCGGCTTGATGACGGTGACGATGTGATTCACCGCGACCGCGATGCGCTCGAACACAGCTTTGCTGAACATCGACCCGGAGCTATCCGCGACAATGGTCAGCTCGTCCATGCCGTTGCTCTTGCGCGACGGCAGGATCACCTCGCTGTGCCTCCTATTGCGTCGGCTCCAGTTCTCGTCCTCCGCAATACAAGCTGTCATGTAGTCGATCAGTACCTGCTCCCATGGCACAGGGTCCTCGTAGCCGGCGCTGACGATCGCTTCCAGAGTCCCGGGCATAACTCCGTGCTGCTTGGCGATCGCGGTTGCGCGAGCAATCGCCTTGCTAATCTTGTGGTCAATCGCCGCGGCTTGCTCGGGAGTCGCTGCGGGCACCGGCCGCAGATCGCCGCCAAGCCCGCCTTGGGTTTGCTCGGGCTTCTCGCCCGACTTACCCTGACCCGGGCCTTGCTGACCCTGGCTTTGACCCTCACCCTTGCCCTGGCTCTGACCTTTCTTGCCGCCTTGCTTGCCAACTTCCTGCTGCCGCAGCGCATAGATTTGCTCCGCGGTCATGCCACGATATCGTTCCTCGATCAGAGCCCAGCGCCAGATGGCAAAGCCCAGGTCCTTGAGGATGATGTTGATGGCGTAATCGCAGCACTTGTTCCACTCCATAGGATCGCGGCTGCCACGGCGTAGACCATGCTTCAGGATGATGTGCATCAGCTCGTGAATGATCACGAACTTAGCGGTTGGCACATCCAGCCCTTCGATGAACTCCGGGTTGTAGCCAATGACCGTCATGTCGGTCCACGCCGTGTCACACGTCGGGTCCTCGATGAACGGGGTTTGTAAAAGCACCGATGCGAAGAACATCAGCGCCTTGACCTTGACGAGACTGGCGCGCGCCGTCTCGAAAGTGCTCAGTTGTTTTTGATATCGTGCCATAAGTAAATCCTCCGTCTCGTGTTACACAATGTAACACCTATGAGTGAGTGTATCCGTCCGTCTCGATGCCCAGCCACATACCCTTCCAGGGCAGCATGATGCAGGTATCGCCGAACGCCGGCTGCACCTGCTTGCGGAAGCGACGCCACTGCAATGATGGCACCTTGACGATTTCCGGATTGCTCCATCGACCGCAGTGCTGGCAATACGTGCCATCGTGGCGCGTGGTCGGCGTGATCCAGCCAGGGAAATCCCGCTGGAACACCTTGAACAAAGCTTCACGTTGTTTGCGAGTTGTCTTGACCATCAGAGTTCTCCGTTGTGGTAAGTAAATCTTCCAGTTCTCGTCCCTTGACAGTTAACAGACTCATCAGAGTCTGGTTAATGTAATCAAGATCAGACTGATGAAGCTGACCATGGAACATCCGATGGTCAATAGATTTCTTCAGCTGAATGAAGGTTGCCAGTTGCTCGACACGATTTAGGATTTGCCTGTCGATCAACCGCATGATCTTGGTGACCTTCATAGGGTGCACGATCTTATTCGTTGTCATAGCGTTCGCTCTCCTCTCGTGCACGATCCGCATTACAGTACGGGCATCCGCCCGGCTGGCATTCGAGGCGCGACACGCGCTGCGTGATCATGTCGAGCATTTCAAGGCACTCGGGATGGCTGGAAGCTATTTCCGAGTGTGCTAGGTACAAGATAGTGAGGAGCTGAGAGCGCTCCTCATAGGACAGCGTGATGGTCTGGTCGCTCATCAATAATCCTCCGGCTCGATGGTCTCGCCCATCTCGACCAGTTCCTCATAGCCGCGGCCGGCGCTGGTCTTGCTCCAGCCGCAGTAGCAGCGTTCGAGTCCTTCATGCTCGTTGCACTTGGTGCAGACCTTGCAGCCGCAGTAACGACGAAAACGATAGTCATGTTTATGTTTAGTCATATTGTCGCTATCCTTAGTTGGAGGTGTAAACTTCGCGGTACCGCTTCACGTAGTCCATGTACGCATCGGCATCGAACAGTTCTGCGTCTCTCGCTGTCGCGAGTTGCCACGCCATCACCACGAACTCCGCGGTGAAGCGCTTGAGATAAGTGTGGAGCGCATCGACGTTGTCGGGCGTCATCTTCTCGGACACCATCATGGCTGTTGCGTATTTGATGCTCAGTTCCTCTGGCACCTCGTACGTATCCGGGTTCTTCTTGATCTTGTCGATGTTCGGCAGACTCTGCCACACATCCACATAGGCCAGAAACTGCACCGCCGGCCCTTCGCCGATGGCGCCGATCATGGCAGCTTCCTTGATCACGGGATCGAGCCGCTTGTCCTGCCATAAATCGACTGCGGAGAACCAAGTCCTTGGCGTGGCCACGATGGCCTGAGTTTTCTTCGGATCGTAGGTGTTCACCAAGTCCGCGCAGAAATTCCAAAACGCAATGAACACCGATGGTACCCCCTGGCTCTGCGCATAGATGCAGAAATCGTCCAGCGTGTTGACCGCTTCGATGTGAAGCAGACGATTGTTCAATGGCATGGGTAGTTTCTTGGCTAACCCCTGATCGTCCATGAGATTGCCGGCCAAGAGTATGCGCACGTTCGGCTTGAGCACGTGCTCACCGATGCAACGATCCAACGTGAGTTGCTGCATGACAGCGAACACGTCATTTTTGGCGTCGGGTGCTTCGTCGAAGAACATGACGATCAGCTTGTCATCGGGGAACGCATCGTTGCCGATGAAAGGCATGGTGCTCGGTGGGTACCAGATGGCTGTCCCTGTTTTCTTGTCGTTCGCCGGAAAGCCCCGCATATCTACCGAGTCGTACTGAGAGAGCCGGATGCCGCAGAGCATTGTCCCTGTGTAGGGGCAGTCCTTGCCTAGCAGCTCTTTCAGAGCCTTGGGATCATCCAGTTCGTCGACAGCCTGCTCGACGCCCTGGGATTTACCAATCCCGAACCGGCCTCTGATGATGATCGGCTTGTTGAGTCGGACCACGATCTCTTTGACGGTGGTCTTGATCTGAGAGATGGAAAGCTTTTTCATTGTATTAGTCCTTTGTTTAGTGAGGTGGTGAGGTGTTACAGGATGTAACACCTTACAGTTCAGTTCCTTTACGCAAGTCACGTGCCAGCTTAATCGGCCACGAGGTCTCGGGGCCAAGCTCTGCATAAGTTTCCAGGGCACGCTGGAGCACACGTGTCTCCTCGATAGTAAACCAACTGAATGCGTTACGATAACGCACTGCAGTCGACTGTGCGATCTCTTGTTTAGTCATCTGTCTCTTCGTCATTAGTCCATTCCTTCTCTGTGTTGAACGTCAGCCAGGGATGCGTCTCCTTCACGATCATGTTGAACCCTTCATGTATGGCGATAGCCGCACGGTGCTCTGGTGTCAGTGCGCCAAACGATACATCAACAAACTCACCCACCAGTAGCTTTGTCACATTGCGATGCTTCTTCTTAAGCTCATCGGGATTAGGCTGCATCTGCAGCCACACCTTGCTCGCCTCCACAAGCTCGTTGATATGCGTTCGCTCTTCGGGCTTCAGTGGCTGCGGATAATGTCGCGTGATCGGCCCGCCAGTAACCGGCATAGAGCCGGGCCCGGCGTAGTAGGCAACGACGCGACTATGCCTGTCGGTGAACCGCTCGGGGACCGGCACCTCGTGGTCTCTGGTCAGACGGCACTCGATCGACACCGCACGCTTGTGGTCGAAATCAAGCAGCAGCGTTTGCATCCCGTTGTGATTGAGATGCGACTTAAAAACCGGCTTGGCGCCGACGACCGACGCCATACCGGGGAGGTAGAGCTTCGGGCAATCTTCGTCGCCCGTCGCTACGATCTGGATGTGAAAGTCTTTGTAGACCTGGCGAGCTTCAGGACCCCAGCGATGACCGTGCACAACGAACTCGCCGGTATCAAACTGAGTGAACTTGTTGTAGCCGTAGTCGATGTGGAATGCTCGCCACGCATCCCACTCCATCTTGGAGTGGTCGAAGGGAAGAAGTTTCATGGTCAGTACCTTTTTGAGTAAGTGGGGTGTTACATCGTGTAACACGTCGCTTTTCGTCCAGTGGATACCTGTTCCACCTTAACATATAGTATAGCACAATATATGAGTAAAGTCAATAGGTTACTGGGAGTTTTTCCGCCGGTTTTAGGACCTCAGATAAACCCTTTCTCTTGCGCTAATTGCTCAGGCATTGTGAACGTGCCGTCCTCGTTATCCTGCGTCACGGACTTGGGCACCCATTCTTTGCGAGCACCATCAAACAACAAGTAAGCCTTCTCTGTCTCGTGCACGATCTCCGCTGCGATCTCTACCAGTTGGTTCCTCATGACTTGCTCCCTGCTCTCTTGGCCGCATTCGCTGCGAACCACGCCGCTACCTTGGCGGCTTTTTGTTTGTCTGACTCATCCATTGGTAAAACGTACGCATCGAAGTTCCGCCAAGCGTCCGCTACCCTGTGTGCTTCCTTCTCGTCCAGCCTGTCGGCTATTGCGTGAAACTTACGTCTCGACTTGTCGCCATCCGCGCGACAGCGCGAGCAGTTGCCGTAAGGGCAACAGCCGATCATGACTTTGAAATCGCCGCGCATCACAACACTCCCAGGATCGCCAGCACGATAAACGTCAGGGCCAGGACCAACGTCGCGACGACAGCCAGCTGCGCCCAGAGCGGTGGCAATATATCATTCATGTCGTAGCCTCCTCGTCGTGCTTGACCTTGTAGTCGTGGATGGTGAATCCAAGGGCAGCATCGCCGCGCAGGTGCTTGGCAATGTGGAACTGCCGGCCGCGGCAGATGACGCACTCGATCGTATCAGAGTCGCTCGTATCAAGCAGCTCCCAAAGATGTGGGTTACAGGTGCTCGACGGCAGGTGCCGGTAGTCGTCTCGCCAGTGCGCGCGCACCTCGTGCCGCTTACGGTGCGCGATCGCAATCATTTTCCTGGCCAGGACTCGGGTGTCCTTCTTACCTGGAATATTCAATGTGATAGTTTGATGGTCGAGATACTTTCTGATCTGCCCGCGCGCCAAGAAGCCCTTGCCTGTACGTACGGCGCCGCGAGTCAATGGCAGGTGGTCGATCGTCGCAAGCAGCGCCCACACGCGACGGATGATCCCGGTCCACTCCAGCAAAAGCTGCATGTAAATTCCCGTGAGCGTCGAACTGGGGTCCTCGATCAGCGGTGAGTACACACAGTTGAGCCATGGATAATCGTAACTGCGGAGTCCGGTGAGGCAGGCTGATACTGGTTCGAAGCCTATACGATTAGGATCGGGCTCGAACATCTTCTTCCACGGCAGCGGGCTGCCGTCGCAGGTCCAGGCGAATGCGAACGGGAACGTCCACGTATCGTAGCCGTCATCGTGCACACGATCCGATTGCGTGAACAGGTGCATGAGGCACGCGGTTTCTATTTTGGGATGCTGCTGGATCAACCAACCTTCAAGCTCAGGAATCTCAGGCAAGTTCGGCGGCGGCTTGTTGCGCAGCACATGCGAGCGAACCTGGTAAGCATGCAGCCGGTACTCGATCCAGATCACCTCGTGCGGCAGCCGGGACGAGACGCGAAGACTATCTGCGACTCGGTGAGAATACCGCCGCTGCGCCAGCGTGGGGGCTTTACCAAGCTTGAATGCTTCGGTGGCGAGGTCAGCCATGAACGCAGACATTTTCTCGCTCACCACGAATCGTTTGGCGCTATGCAACGCGCGGCGCATCTCCGAGTTGGACTGCCAGCCAGGGATCAGCTCGCGTTGGAACGACAGCCGGTAAAGATGGTCAATCAATGTAGGTGCCTGCTTCATGACTGGCCCACCTCCCTGGCGAGGCTTTCCAGCAGGCTCTTCAGACGAGCCCGCAGCTTCTCATGCTCTGCCTCGGGCACCATCTTGTGTATCAACTGAAAACGCAGATTGTGGATTTCAGCCATTGCGTCGTGCCATTCTTTCTCAGTCATCATGTTAGTTATTCCCCTGGTTGATTAAGGTCGATGCTGGCCGTCAGTGTCGTCGCTGCCACGCGGCGCACTCGGCTGATTGAGACGCTCGAAGTGCTTGACTGTTTCCTCGACCGTCCATTTCAAGATGTCATCGTGGTCCGCGAAATACTTATTGCCGAAATCCTTATGCTCGATCAGCCAGCGTTTGTCCGGCGGCGCCGCCGGGTTGGTATAGATGACTCCGCCGCTGCTGGTGCGGCTGTATTGCTTGTAACCGCGGGGCGTACTCATTTGGATTTAGCCTTCACTCGCTTCAGTGCAGCTTGGTATGTTTGCTCGGTTGCCGGTTGCTCCTTGTCCAAATGATAAGAGCGAACATTATCGATTGCGTTAGCCAAGTGACGCAGCGTGATACTCACTTGCTCGGCGTGATAATTGATCTCGTCTAGAAACTCGCGAACGACATCCAGCTTCTTAATCTTCTTGAGCTTGGGTCGTCCTAGTTTGCGCTTTACTTTCTTCATGACTTCACTCCCTGGAGTCCTGTCATGGGCTGCAGCTTGGCAACGAGTCTGAGCATGGCGCGCGCCTTGTTGTTGTGCTCGTCGCCAAGCTTCTTGTTACTGCGTTCGTAGTGCCATCGAGCTTCGCTCGCTTGGCGCTTGCCGGCGCGGCTCAATGCCTCGACGATCAGGCTGATCTCGGCGTTAGCGAATTGCATTGTTGATCTCCATGATTTGCGAAGATCATAGTTGATCACATTTGATCACCACGTGTCAAGAAAAAAGAGGTGTTACACGATGTAACACCTCCGTACGCTTAGGACGCCACGCCAACAACTGAACAGGAGGTGAAGCTGGGCAGCTCGACGATGCGCCGGGTCATGCGGGCGAACTCGCCAGCGATGGCGTATAGCTCCACCGCGGTCATCGTAGGCGGGTGCTCGATCAGGAGGTCGAGCCCGCAACACGGCAGCCCAAGGCAGAGGTGAGTGGTGATCTCGCCGTCCGCGCCAATGCTGGCGCCGCGGAGCCGTGGGTAGTGGTGCTGCGGCCACTCGTCTCTCGGGAAACCTAGCTCGCTCATTTGGTAGTCCTCTCTACGGGCTCGGGCGGCACGATGGGAGGGTTCGGCTTCAGCCGGCGCTGGTAGCCAAGTGCCGCCAGTGCAAGGAGCAGGAGGACGACAATGGCAAAGCCGACGATTGCTGCTCTGATCGCCATAGACGGCCTAGGGTGGGTTCTTGGGGGCAGGGGCACCATCACACTGGCGACCCTGCTCCTTCGTCCAGCGTAACACATAAATGCGCAATGCCGACGACAAGTTGTGGTGGGTACGCGAAGTATCGATCTCTGTCACCAGTCGTTCCATCGTCATGCCCCGGCTTTGCACGATAGCTTGCATCTCCTGCCAGAACTCCTCCTCCAGGCTGATGCTGGTGGTCTTGCCGCCCAGTTCGATCGAGCGCTTGCGAACTGGCGACGGGTCCATGACGTCTTGGCGTGCCCTTGGGACGGCTTCAGGGTGACGAGGCTAGCACAGAACCTCCCAGTGCGTTTAACGCATGGACGGGCTCCGTACGAAGACTGGAGGCCGTTCCCTGAGATTCCCAGCGCCCGCTGAGATAGCCAATCAAGGCGAGGGCGATGAGAATCGCCACGATGGTACCCATGATGGCGGCGAAAACGAACTTGTTCATCAGGTCACTACAAAAAGCGGCCCGTCGAGCGGGCCGCAAGTCCAGGAGGAACCGGTTAAGGTGTCGGGGTCGGGGCTGGCGGCGCAGCCGGCGGGGGAACCACGATCGGACCGATACCGGGATACCAGACGATCACATAGGGCGGTACCACGATCGGGTGTACGGGCCAGCCGGCGGAACCTGCCGGCGGCGGTACGATGGTGGTTGGGTCACCAGGGTTTGGCGGAGTCGGGGGCGTCAGGATCGGCGGCACATTCGGTGGTAAGTAGATCGGCGGCGTGGCGTAGCCCGGCCATGGCGCGTCGCCGCCCCAGGTCCCGAGCGGCGGACCAGGCGGTACGATCGGCCCGCCGCCGACGACCGGCGGATAGCCTGATCCCGGTGGGAACGGACCCGGTCCGGCGATCGGGAACGCTGGATGCGGCGGCACGTTCGGATAGTTTCCGGGACCGCCCGGCATCGGACCGCCGCCGACGCCGACGCCAGTCAGCATGGCTTCACCAATCAGCACAACGTTTTGCGTGGTGCGGTTGAGCTTGTCGTAGAGCAGGCCCGAGATCGTGACTTCGACGGCCGCCATGTGGTGTCCTCCTATTGTGGTTTCACGTGAAACAATGAAGGTAGGTTGCTAGCTGGTGCGCTTTAGCACGATTAGATGACAGGTGCATCAAAGGTCCGTTGGTACCACGGCTTGAACTTGAGCAGGGTCTTCGAGTCGAGCGCTTTCCAGTCGCCGTCGAAGCAGATCGCACGATCGTCGACGGTGAGGAACGCGGCGGGCTTCTCGTGGGTGAAGACGATGTCGCGCAGCAGCATGTCTGCCTGCGGCGTAGTCAGATCGGTGCAGGCACGGACATGGCGCTCCAGCCACTCACGCATGGCCTTGATGCCTTCTAGCTCCTTGGAGCGTGACGAGTAGATGTTGACGTTGAAATGATAGAGCGCGCTGTAGAGCCACTTGAACGCGCCGGGCACCGGCGGATCAAGGATCACGGCCGCGCCCAGCCAGCCGCTGGTGTAGCTGTGGATCACGCCGTCGAAATCGACGCATAGGATCGGCTTTGACACTTGTGTACCTCCTATGACAGCAGCCCAGCTTCACGTGCGGCTCTATCCAACAGTTGAAGCTGGCGGACGGCTTGATAGATTTTCTCTTGGGTGCGCCGGTCCTCGACCAAACCGGCCAGCGCCACCAGCTCTAGACATAGATCGTGGGTATCTGTCAGCTTTGGCGGCGATGGCTTGCGCTTGCTCATCCAGTCACTTGGTAATATTCTTGACCGCCCACATCACGGCCTCCTCGATCTTGGTCTGTGCGAGACTCAGCTCCCGGCTTTTACCCATTGCGTCGATCATCTGCCAAAACTCCAATCCTTTATCCTTGATCTGCTGCATCTGAGTCTTCTCAGCGTCAGTGAGCACGCGGTACTCGTGACGCATCACGTTGTTGACGACGCGCTCGTCAGAGGTCGAAGAAACCGTCTCGACCTTGTCGCCGATCCGGGTGCTGGCGCTGGCACTAGCGCTACTACCGATATTGACGTTGTGGGTGGTCATGCGTGCTTGCCCTCCCGTGATTCGATTTTGACATACTGTGCATTGCACCAGCCGTAGAGCGCAACGGTTGGTCCGGCGCCCTGGCCGACTTGGAAGCGCAGCCACTTGGTCGAGCCGTTCATGGCCTCGCCGACAATGATCAGCTCATCGCCGTTCTCGGCTTCGCCGATAATCGGTGAAGACGATGATGAAGTGGCGCGGATGTTTAATATATCGTTGGCGGCAAGGTTGGCAACGACGCCGTGGCGCGGTGCCATAGGCTGCTGACCGTGGTCGCCGCCGTCGCCCATGACTTGCTGCACACAGGAAATGTAGGTGGGCTTGGACATGTTCTTGCCGGGACAGGCATGGTCGGTGTTGGGGTCCTCGTAGTGGAACTTGAGAAGCTCCGGGTTCCAGCCGAAGAACTCGCAGCACACGGCGCTCAGCTCGTGGCCCATGCGTTGTACGTCGGCGCCAAGACCTTCGGTCGCGCTCTCGGTAGCGTAGTCGCCTACATGCTCGAACCCCAGCATGGTGCCGTTCCAGCTGGGGCTGTGCACGCCCTTGACGTTGGGCGGCGTCATGCACCACCAGCTTTTCCCATCAATGAAAAAGTGTGGGCCGGCGCTCCAGCCCATCCCGTTCTCGTAGTAGTTCTGCAGGTTCACCATGCGCTCGGCCGGCGGGACGCTGTGCCACCATTGGTAAAGCGTAGGACTTGCCGTGTTGTGGACAACGAAGTTGGACGGGCGCCATGAACTGTAGCTCAGGCCGCGGATGTACGTGCGTAGGTCGTCGAGGTTCTTGAATTCAAGCGCCGGGGAATTTCCTTTCCAGGTCATCTAGTCGCCTCCTAGTCAGATCATCCAGTGACCCACCCATTGCGAACATGTTGCGGATAGCGAGCACGAGGTCGATGCTTCTTGAGGCTGCCAGCCAGTCGGCCTGGATCACCATCTCGGCGAGCGCGTGTGCCAGCATTTCGTCATCCAGTTTAGCCAGCATAGCCAGCGGCTCGCCAAGCGGGTGAGTTTTGCCATGGGGATGCACCATATTTGCCAGCCGCAATTCTGCGAAGGTCAGATCGTTAACCGGCTTGCTCACTTGGCGTGCTCCAGTTCTCGCTCTCTTTCCAATTCGGTGATGCGCTGGCGAAGCGTGTCGATCGAGAGTCGAACGTAGCCGGTGATCTTGCGTATAGCATTAAGCTCTTGCTCCGCAAGCGACATGGCTTCTTCGCATGCGTTCTCGCGCCGGGTCAAGGCGCGCTGCACGTCAGAGAGACCGGCAAGCTCTTCGCGTGCGGCGCGTAATGGGTCGAACGGTGTGGATGTGCTCATTGGTGCTTTCCAAGGTGTTACATGATGTAACACGTCTTAGCCTGTGATGCGCTTGAGCACCTCAATAATGGCCTTGAGACGAATTTCCAACTCGCTCACCGTCTTGCGCATGTCTTGCTGGACTTGCTCCAGGCTATCGCTGGCGTCGCGATATTTCGGAGGTGCAAAGTCTTGGATATTTTGCTGCGCCCGCGGTGCTGGCGTGGGCACGCCGGTCATTTCGTTCTCGACATTGCGCAGGACTTTACTGAGATCGCGATCACGTTCTTCAGCCATGTGTTCTCTCCGATGTTGGTGTTACTGATTTGTAGTAGAATCCTAATCTCAGCACACACGTTCCGTCTGCCAGTATATCCGCGGGCACGCGGATGGCGTTTTCCTCTGCGAGATCACGCTCTACCTGGGTGAAACCTAGGTTGTGTCTCGCGATGCGACGGCGCATTTTCTCAATGATGATTTGAATGTCTTCAATGGGCACGTTGTTGCGATGAGCGTCGTGCTTTAATCGGTTTTCCAGCAAGACCCTACCGCGTTTTGAGATCGGTCGCGACAGATTGAAGAAATCCCCGAGCGCGGCTGTGTGCGTTGGCGGGTATACGCGAACATAACGGCGTACAGGTCTTGACAGCTTGCGGTTTTTGGGCGGGATTTGGTTAGCCATGGTCCGTAGTTCCCCTACTGATCGTGGTCAGGCGGGCCACGTGGATGACACTCCCGTGGCTCGCCGCATTTTTATTTTGGGCATGGATGCTTTGTCAATTTTTCTGAAGTTGATGATGGCACCTGGATGTATAACCAACAACACACTGGGCAGGTGATGGGCAACCTTTAACGACTCATTTCCCTAGATGGGAAAAGGAGGTCGTCATGGGAATGTGTGCTCTATGCATCTGGGGAGGTGCGACTGTTGGCGCCTGTCTCGGGTTTCTCCTCGCAGGAATGTTCGCCGTCTCAAAACACGCTGACGAGCAGGAAGCACGTTGGCTGAACGAGCATAACGGCAACGAGCATTGAAGTGGATTGCGGTATCCAGGTATTGGAGGTGTTACATTACGTAACACCTTCAAGCACTTAGCTTGCGGTATGCGCTCATTGTGCAGTGCAGCTGTGCCGTCTTGTGCCGGTGATCTGTATTCGCGTGCCGCAAAAAGCTCAATGATATCAACGGACGTGCCGTTTGTGCCGCTTGTGCCGTACAAAACAACACCCCCCCCTAATCTTGATTCTGCCACAATCTCTTATCATCCTATATATTATATTATATTTTATTTCAACGTAGTTAGTATAGATAGGTAGTGGGTATCAGAGGCACGCGCGCGCCCGACCACTTTGGAAGTGCAAAAAAAGGGGGGGGTATCGTTTTGGACAGCACAAGCGGCACAATTGGCACGTCCGTTGATATCATTAAGCTTTTTACGGCACGCGAATACAAAGCAACGGCACAACACGGCACAACGCTGGTAATATGGTGTAGAAAAGTAGTCTGTACGTGATAGCGTGTATTACACGATGGTAGATTCTGCGGTATCTAAATACAAGGAAGTTTACAGTGTACCATACGGTTACATGATTAACGTGTTACATCATGTAACACGTTATAGGATGTTAGAAAATGGTGGCACCTGTTAGTATGGTCTATAGGATTAGCGTTGTTATGTAATCGCATAGCACACTGTAAACTTACTTGTATTTAGATACCGTCGAAATAGCTTAACGCATAGCGCATGCGATTAGGTGACTAGCCACAAAGCCCGCGAGCGCTGCAGCCCGCAGCCCGCAGCCCGCAGCCCGCGAGCGCTGCAGCCCGCAGCCCGCAGCCCGCGAGCGCTGCAGCCCGCAGCCCGCAGCCCGCAGCCCGCAGCCCGCGAGCGCTGCAGCCCGCGAGCGCTGCAGCCCGCAGCCCGCAGCCCGCGAGCGCTGCAGCCCGCAGCCCGCAGCCCGCGAGCGCTGCAAACAAAAAGGGCGCGCGCCTTGCGGCGCGCGCCCTTGGAGTCGAGGCAATAAAAAACCCGGGCGCCTTGCGGCGCCCGGGCTGAGTCGTGTCGCGGGTTAGCGCGGCGCGTTGGCTAGCCAATCCCTCCATTCGGAACCGCGATCGCCGACAAGCTTTGCAGTGTACTTTTTCTGCAAGCCTTTCATTGAAAGCACCATGCGATTCAGCGCATCGAACACGTCGACGTCATCGGACGGATTGATAATTTCGTCGGCCTTGATGAGTCGCTGTTCGTGCGCGGCCTTGTCGGCCTCTTTCTGCGCACGGGTTGCCTCTTGCTCCGCAGTATCGGCAGGCTTGGTAATGCCGGCCATACGCTTCGCTCGGGACACAAGAACGCGCACCGCGACCATAACCCGTTCTTGGTCGAACGTGCGGTTTTCATCCGTGTTCTTGTCGGGATTCCGATCATTGTACTTTTTCAAGCCAATGACTCGGGTTGCCTCGACTCGGTCATAGCCAAGCTTCCGCACGAAGTAGCCTTCCGACAAGGCTTGCACCATGTCTCCGATAACCTTGTCGTTAGCCTTGAACGTGACAAAGGCTTGCGTGAGGCTACCGTCTTGTCCCGCGTAGTTCTGCCCGGCCTCGAACGCAATCTCGCAAGCTTGCGCGGGAGTCATGGCAGTCGAACCATTGGCCTTGGCCTTGGTCTTGCCATTGGCCTTGGTCGCGGGAGTCGTGGGAGTCACAATCGATTGAACGTTAGTCATAGTATCAGTCTCGCTTTCCGCCCCGTAGGGCTGTTATCGCTTGCTATATGCAAGCACAATCAAACAATAGCATGGTGCATAGGATAAGTCAAACGTGTTACATCGTGTAACACCTCGCCACGTCCTACCCTTAGCTTAGCTAGGGCAGGAATTCTTATGTGAGAGCAGAGACGTACCAAGGGGAACGCGCGCAGGTGCCTGCGGGTACTTGCCCATCACCCCCATAATTTTCCAGAAAATCCCTCAAATCATCCTATGTACCAAAAAATTTTTTACAAATTTTAGACCCCCCTCTAAATTTTAGTATGCAAAGCCAAATGACCAGGAAAAGATTACCCATCTACGTTTCACGTGAAACATGCTAAAAGCAACACATGAGCAGCAATCTCCCGGCGACGACCCAGTTCATGGACCTGACGGCCGATCCCGCTTCATTAGGCTGGCCGCCGTCTCTCCCGTTCGATCTCGCGCTCGCGCAGCAGCCGGTTCGGGAAATCTGCGCCGCCTACGGCATCGAGAGGCGCGAGTACGATCGCCTGCGCGACGACCCGGCGTTCCGCCGTGCGTGTGAAGAGGCCCTGGAAACCCTCAAGGAGGAAGGCGCCTCGTTCAAGCTCAAGGCGCGCGCACAGAGCGAGGAGTTGCTGAAGACATCCTGGGCGCTTATACACAAGCCCCTCAACGAGGTGTCCGCGTCGGTCAAGGCGCAGCTCATCATGTTCACGGTGAGATGCGCCGGACTGGATGCGTCGGTCGAGCAGAAGGCGCGCGCACAAGCTACCGCCCAGGCCGCGGCGCTCACCGCGCTCACGATCAATCTCCATCTTGGGGATTAAGGGGATTGATGAGGATTAAGAGCATTTGCAATGAACCCAACGCTTCCCGAGGAGGCAGGTCAGACTGCGCGTTCGTTCATCGACGCGATGAAGACCCAGCCCGCGCTGCTGGCGATGATCTTCACCAACATCGGCATGCTGGTGTTCATCTTCTATGCCTTGCACGCCGCGGCGACGTTCCGTGAAAGCCTGGTGAACCGTGTGCTTGCGAACGCCCAGGCGATTCATCAGAACACCGCTGCGCTGCAAGAGCGTTCGGTTGCTTGTCCTCCGTCTGGCAAATAACGAGCCATAATTGCCAGGAAGCATCGCACTGTAATAAGGTTTGACCCAGCACAGGAGTGCTGGAAATGGCTGATACCCCCGACAAGCCTGCGAGCAAAGCCGTAGGCAGTCCCGTCGAGTACAAGGTCGTCGACAGTCCGTTCTCCCCCAGTGAGCCCACTACGACTGAGGCGCTGCTGACCGAGGTAGGCGCGGACGGCTGGATGCTGTCCACCGTCTATCCGGACCCGATCCGCGAAAGAACCCGCTGGGTTTTTTCGAACGTCACCGCCGGTGGCAGCAGCGGTGGCGGGATCGGAGAAGCGCCAGTAGACGGAGAGACCTATGGACGACAAGACGCTTCCTGGATCGCCCTCACCAGCGGCCAGGGAACAGCCGGACCTCCCGGTCCGGCCGGCCCTGCCGGCCCACCCGGAGTGGCGGGAGATAGTGGTCCCGTGGGGCCAGAAGGCCCCCAAGGTAGTCCAGGGCAGGATGGTCCTCCCGGCCCGGCGGGACCCGCAGGACCTGCAGGCCAGCCCGGTGATGCCGGAGTTCCCGGAGTGCCCGGTGTACCTGGTGAAGTGGGCCCGGCCGGCGCAGACGGAGCCCAAGGTCCGCCCGGCCCGGCCGGAGCGGCCGGCGCGGACGGTGCACCCGGCCCGGCCGGACTTCCAGGCCCGCAAGGCGATGCGGGAGCCGATGGCCCCCCTGGCCCCGTTGGCCCCGCGGGCCCATCGGGCGATGCCGGAGCAGTCGGTCCGCCCGGCACACCGGGTCCTGCCGGTCCCATCGGCCCTGCAGGAGAAGTCGGCCCAGGAGGCGCTGCAGGACCAGCTGGCCCAGCTGGCCAGGATGGTGCCCCCGGACCGCCTGGACCAGATGGTCCAGCTGGTCCAGCGGGCCCGAGCACGGTAGGTCCGCAAGGCCCTCAGGGCGTAGCAGGACCTGCCGGTCCAGCAGGAACGGACGGCGCACCCGGTGCGACCTGCATCATCATGGGGGCGTTCACCAACAACGACCCCAGCACATTACCTGCCAACGGTTACATCCCGCAGGACTGGGACTCACCTGGTAACCCGCCCAACGGCGATCAGCTGGTGCGTGGCCAGGGCATGCTCTACGAGGTCACGCAGGACGTCTACCTCTGGGTCGGCGACACCATGGCGCCGTCCGGCTGGGTCAAGCTGGGCGCGGTCGCCGGACCACCCGGACCTGCCGGCGCAGTCGGGCCACAGGGCCCCGCGGGCGCGCAGGGCGCAGCTGGTCCGCAAGGTGCACCCGGCACTCCCGGCAACGACGGCGCGGCCGGCCCTCCTGGGTCGCAGGGAACACAAGGCCCGGTGGGAGATCAGGGTCCCCCTGGTCCTACGGGACCAGCGGGTCCCGAAGGACCCACCGGCGCCACCGGGGCCCAGGGGCCGCAAGGCATTCTCGGCGCGCCCGGCGCGCAGGGGCCACAGGGTCCTGCCGGCGCGCAAGGCGCGCAAGGTCCGGCGGGTCCGTCCGCGGTGTCGACCAACACTGGCAACCAGGCAGTCCTGGGCACCGACCACCTGATCTTCGTCCCGACCGACACAAGTCGTGCACCAGTCAAGGGGATAACGGACGGGTCCAACGCCGCGGCCGGCAATGTCGGCGAGGTGATCTCGGCATCCGTTACCACGGCTGTAAACCTCGCCGCTAACACGCCAGCCAACATCGGGTCGATCACGCTGACGCCGGGCGACTGGGTGGTGGCGGGCAACGTCAACTTCGTCAGCCCGGCGACGGCCGGAACCCGCTACGCGGTGGCGGTCAGTCCGACCAGCGCCACGCTGCCTACGGCAGCGCAGCTTGCCGCCGGCACGGGAACACTCACCGACATGTCGTTGACATTCGGCAAGGCGGCGCAGAACTTCAACGCCAGCCTGTGCCGGTTCAACGTCACGGCTAACACGACGGTCTATCTGGTGGCGCTCGGCCCGGCGACGAGCGCGACCGGTTATATTTCCGCTAGAAGGGTCAGATAAGGGTACGATGACCTATGCGCCTATCATCTTCGAGCATCCGGACTACGGCACGCTCGTCGTAATCCAGATGGTCGACGATGAGAGCTGCCTGACCGACGACATCGAGCGCGCGATGTTCGTGCTGTGTCCGATGTTCGACGGCGGCATGCTGACCGCGTGCGCATCGGAAGGAAGACTCACGCAAATCAAGAGGCTTCACTGATGCCCAGCGAGAGCAAGAAGCAGAAAGTGGCCATGCAAATCGCCAAGGCGGGCAAATCCAACATTGGCATTCCGCAGAGTGTCGGTGCGGACTTTGTCGCGGCCGACAAGAAAAAGAGCAAGGCCCAGCTCGCCGCGCTTCCGCTGCGCAAGGGCGCACCAACACCTACGACAAAGAAAGGATGATCCCATGGCACCGAAGAGTCCTAAGGTCCCGACCGCGACCACCGGAGAAGACAACAACTACTGTCCGCAAGGCGGCGAGTACGACCCTTGTTACTCTGGTGATCTCGACGAGTTCGACAAGGAGTTCGAGGAGCGCGATGCCAAGGTAGATGCCACGAGAGAAGAGTTTGCTCACCAGGACAAACCCAACAAGCCCGAAGCCTGGGATAAATGACAATCTTAGATTACAAACCAGCGCCCACCATAAAGGCTTTCATCAAGGACTGCCGTCAGCAGGCGCTCTTCTACACTTGGATCGTCGGGCCCGTGGGCTCCGCCAAGACGACGGCGCTGTTCTTCAAGCTGATCTACATGGCGATGAAGCAGCAGCCGTCCCCGGACGGCATCCGCCGGACCAAGGCTGTGATTGTTCGTAATACTCTTCCCATGCTCAAGGACACCACGCTCGCGAGCTGGGAGTACTGGTTCAAGGACGGCGTCGCCGGCCAGTGGAGCGCCACAGATAAAATATTCGTCCTCCGCTATGGGGACGTAGAGTGCACCGTCCTCTTCCGTCCATTGGACACGCCAGATGACGTACGTCGTGTTCTCTCCCTTGAAATCAACTTTGCCATTATCGACGAGTTCGTGGAAATCCCCAAGGCGATCGTCGACGCGCTCAGCGCCCGGCTCGGGCGCTACCGTCAGCCTGACGGTACCCCGGTTACGATCTGGGGGATGTGGGGGTCATCCAACCCCGGCACCGAAGATGTGTGGTGGCACGACTACTTACACGGACCGGCCGTGCGGCGGTACAAGCGCCCGCCGGGCACCGTCGTGCCCACGGTGGTCCCCGATAGTATCGGTGATGTCGCCACCTGGATAGCCCCCGCCGGTGCTCCGGCGACGCTGGAGCCGATCGCTTCTTACTACCACCAACCCGGAGGTTTGAGCCCCGATGCCGAGAACCTGGAGAACCTCCCCGGCGGCAAGCAGTACTATCTTGATGCCATTGCCGGCAAAGGCGAGACCTGGGTCAGGCAGTTCGTCGACGCCGAGTGGGGATTTTCGATTGCCGGCAAGGCAGTGGTGTCAGGCTTCCGCGCCGACCTCCATGTTGCTCTGCCCAACACTCTACAACCTAATCCATATTTTCCTCTTGTGGTCGGTTTAGACCCGGGAATAACCGGCTCGGCCATGATCATAGGCCAGCAGGACTACGATGGTCGCATAAGGGTTTTCGCCGAGTTGGTCCAGCAGGGCATGGGCGCGGAGCGCCTCGTCCAGGAAAGACTCCAGCCGCTCCTCCGCAACCGGTTCCCGCAGGCCCAGCGTGTCATCGTTGCGGCCGATCCAGCGGCGTCGAGCCGGACCCAGACCGACGAGCGCACCGTCGTCAAAATTTTCAAGCAGCACTATGATGTCGATGTGGAGACCAACAACCGGCTGCCGCTGCGGCTGGATGCCATCGACCATTACACCAACACCCTGGTCGAAGGGCGTCCTGCCTTGCAGGTTGACCCTTCATGTCAGATGCTGATCCGCGCGCTCAAGGGTGGCTGGCGCTACGCCGCCGATCTTAAGCGCGAGACGCTCCGCGGCCACGACCCTGAGAAGAATGTCTACTCTCATCCAGGGGATGCTTTCGGGTATCTTTGTAGGTTCTTCCATCGTGACCGCCAGCGCGAGACGCGCTATCGTCTCCCGATCGGCAGTCTTGCGGCCCGGCGCCAGGGCGCGCCGTGGCTGCAGCAGTCAGAACGCACCAGCTACCATGTAAGATAACTTGCGATGAGTGAGGTAGGATGCCGATCGAGACCTCGGGCATACCGCTGAACACAGCGAAAGCGTACCCTGACCCGGCTCTCCAGCCGCCGGCACTCGACATCCCTACGCCCGCACCTGCCAAAAATGCGTCTGAGCCCGTAGCCGCGACCCCTCCGATCAAGAAAATTTCTGCTCAGGCGCTCACGACCCTGGGCCAGTATTTCAACAAGCTGTTCATGCAATATGTCAGTGATAGAAGGATCGTCGAGCTTAGATGGCTGGCGAATCAGCGCCAGTATCTTGGCCTCTACGATCCTGAGGTCGAGAAGAGCTTCAACCCCAACCGATCCAAAGCGTACCCCAAGATTACGAGAACAAAGTGCATTAGCGTACTAGCACGAATCATGAACCTGATGTTCCAGGGCAACGAACGCAACTGGGAAATCCATGCTTCGCCGTGGCCGGACATCACCGTGCAGGAGGTTCGGGAGGCGATCCAGCTAGCTCAGGAGAAAGACCAGCTGGCGGGTGTGCCGACACCTGATCCATCCGATTCGTTTGCCTTTAACGGCTACGTGATGACGGCGCTTGAGCGTTATTCGGATTTGCGTGCTGATAAACTCTCGACACTCATCGACGATCAGCTTCAGGAGCTGGGTGGGCACCAAGCTCTGGATTACGTTGCGCTCAACCGCGCAGTGCTTCGTTCTGGGATACTATACGGCATGGGCGTCTTGCGCGGTCCGTTCGTGCGCAAGTCGGAGACCGTGACGTGGAAGGTGTTGAAGCCTCCGCCGGGGTTACCCCCGATATTATCCCCAGCCCAACCTGGGCTACCTGGTCCGCCTAATCCGCCGGGATTGCCCCCAACGAGGACGCCGGGCGCAGGGTTACCCACAGCGGGTAAAATGAACGGCGGGACGCCCCCGCAAATGAACGGCGGTGCGCCGCCGCCTGCACCGATGCCGATCGTCAAACCGATCAAGCAGACAGTCTTCAAACCTTATTTTGAGTTTCTCCCTGTGTGGGACTTCTACCCTGATCTTAGCGCTAAAACCCTGACAGGTATGGACGGCTATTTTGTGCGCCTCGTCATGAGCCGTACGCAGGTGAAGGAGCTTGGTGATCGTCCTGATTTTTTCCAGGACGTCATCGACTCCTATCTCCAGCGATACCCCGTAGGTAATTACCGCGCGCAGCAGTTCGAGGTCGAGCTGCGAGCGATGGGCGTCAAGGTCAACGTCAATGAGATGAAGACCGAGACGATGAAGTACGAGATCATGGTGTGGCATGGTTCGGTCGACGGTATGCTGCTTCAGTCGGTCGGCGTCGAGGTGCCGGCGAACAAGCTTTCTGATTACATTGACGCGGAAATCTGGATGCTCGATGCCAACGTCATCGGCGCACGTCTCAATCCTTGGGAAGAACTTGCCAAGGAAATGCCTACGGTACCGATACCGCGGATGATCCATACGTTCTTGTTTGATGAGGACGACACGAGCCCAGTTGGTTTCGGACTTCCTCAGGCAATCCGTGATAGTCAGATGATGGTCGCTGCCGCAACGCGCATGCTGCTCGATAACGCGAGCGTCGTGTGCGGGCCTAACCTCGAACTCAACACCGATCTTTTGCGTCTCGATCAGGATTTACAAGCGATCGGCGCGTACAAAATTTGGTACCGTGAGGGCTCCGGACCCGAAGCGCAGTGGCCCGCGGTGCGCAATGTTCAGATTGATGCGCACCTCGATAGCCTTCTCAAAATTGTCGAGCTTGGTTTGAAGTTCGCGGATAGTGAAACGTTCGTCGGCCCGGCGACTGGTGGCGACATGGAGAAAGCTCCAGCTGAGCCGCTGCGCACGGCGGCAGGCGCGAGCATGCTGCGTGGCGATCAGGCACTCCCCTTTAAGGACGTCATTCGCTCATTTGACACTTTCACGCAAAGCGTCATCAACGCGATGGTGCTGTTCAACAGAGTATTCAATCCGGCCCAGGCGCCTGATGGCGACTACGATGTTGTTGCCCGCGGCGCGACCAGCCTCATGGCTAAGGAATTAAGGGGCATGCAAGCGGACTCGCTTGTGCAGACTTTGAAGCCTGAGCAGATGATTCACGTCGACGAGCGTAAGCTCACCGAAGCTCAGATCAAGGCCAGGGATATGGACGACATTCTGGTGACCGAGGACGAAGCATCACGTCGTCAGCAGTCTGCAGCCCAATCTCAGCAAGAGCAGCAAGAACAACAGAACAAGCTCATGGAGGCCAACCTCCGCAAGGTGCTGTCCGATGCGTTCAAGAACATCGCTCAGGGTCAGAAAAACACCGCCAATGCTGATGCGCAGCTTGTGGATACGGCACTGAATATTCTAGAGAAAGGAATGCAGGATGAGCTTGCAGGACCAACTGCCGCTGGAGCCCCAACCCCAGCCCCAACTCCAGTTCCCCAAGGTGCGCCTCCAGGAGGCGGACTTGCTGCGGCGCTTGCATCAGGCGCGCTCGGTCCAGGAGCTGGTGGTCCTGCGCCAGCTCCTCCAGGTCCGCCTGGACCTGTGCCGGAACAAGCTGGTCAAGGCATCCCTCAATGATGTACCGTTATTGCAGGGCGAGGCACGCGCACTGGAGAAGCTTTCGAACGATCTATCTGGTGAACGTGCATCACCTGAGTAGGAGATAATCCATGGCACGTGCTCCACGCGCCGCGGCGGCGCCCGCCGAACAGGCACCTCCAGCTCCTGCGGCAACAGCGCCTGCACTCGCACCTGCACCGGCTCCTGCGCCAGAAGCTCCGGTAACCGTTCAATCGGTACCTGACCCGTTCGATTTGGCATTCGCCGAAGCTGCAGCTGCTGAAGCAGACCCGACGTCGACCTCGCCGGCTTCCGCTGCCAATCTCAAGAAGCCGCCCGAGGCGGCACCGAAACCTGCCGAATCACCTGCAGCAGCTGCACCTCAGCCGCCCGAGTCGCAGCCCGCACAGCCGCCCGCGCCTGCGCCGGCTGAGCCCCTGGCGCCGGAGCCCGCACCTGCGCCCGTACCGCAACCGCAGCCCGCGCCTACACCGCAGCCGCAACCCCCACCGCAGCCACAGCCGCAACCGCAGCCAACGGCGTATCAGGAGCCACCTCTCTTCAACGCGGATGAGGTGACCCAGCTGCAGCAATTTTATACTGATTGGCCAGATGTTGCCCGGGCCACCGAAACGATGGTCAAGGGCATCATGCAGCAGACTGTGCGGCGCATGTACGCGGATATGGCTGCGTCGCTGTCGCCTTACTTGCACACCGTCGACACCCTGGCGGACCGATCGCAGCTGTCTGAGCTGCAGGGGCAGGTTACCGACTACGACACCGTTGCGACCCAGCTGACTTCCTGGGCCAGGAATCAACCTGCATATTTGCGCTCAGCTTATGAGCATGTTATCAAATCCGGAACGGCGGCTGAGGTCGTCGACCTTATCAACCGGTACAAGCAGGACATGCAGTCCACCACGCCAGCGCAAGCAGGTCAGCCGGCACCGGCCGCACCTGCTGCTGCCCCGGCGTCGACTCCAGCACCGGCACCCGTGAATCCTGCATTGGCAGCTGCAGCCGCGCGCCTTGCGCCGGTGAGTACCAAGCGTACTAACGTGGTCGCAGCTCCAGTAGACTTTGACAGTGCTTTTGCTGAATTCGCTCGTGCGTCCTAGCAAGTTAAGCCAGGAGTAGCTCCATGCCCGCAGTTACCAGTTATGGCGACATCAGCCCGGCAGTAGCCGCTTATTCAGTCGTGCGGATGCTTAAGCGGGCGATGCCCTATCTGCACATCGAGAAGTTCGGCCAGACTTATCCACTGCCGACCAACTCGACGCAGACCGCCAAGTTTCGGCGTTACTTTCTACAGGGTGCGACTGGTGCGGCAGGTCCGAACGGCGGAGGCACCAACGGCGCCGGGCAACCGTTCTTCATCCCGCTGGCGCTGACGCCACTGGTTGAGGGCGTGACACCCGCGGGCTCCATGCTGGCGAACCAGGACTATACGGTACAACTCTACCAGTATGGCGATTACATCACGATTACTGACGTAATCGAGGACACCCACACCGATCCGGTGCTGCAGCAATCAACTGATATACTTGGTGAGCAGGCAGCAGTGACGGTGGAGACTCTACGGTTCAACGTACTCAAGGCGGGCACTAACGTCTGGTACGCGGGCCTGGTTGCGGGGCGAGCGAACGTTGCCACTGTCATCAGTCTGACTGACCAGCGCCGGGTGTCGACAGGGCTCAATCGGCAGAATTCCAAGAAGATTTCTCAGGTCGTGGCGTCTAATCCGGACTTCCAAACGAAGTCGGTGGAAGCCGCGTACTTTGCTCTCGTTCATCCCGATCTGGAGACCGACATCCGCACTATGGTCGGTTTTGTGCCGGTGGCGAGCTACGGGCCACATACCTCGCCGTTCGAGGGCGAGATCGGCTCGGTCGAGCAATGCCGCTACCTGAGTTCGACAGTGATCTCACCATTCATCAATGCAGGCGCCGCGACCAGCGGTGCGACCACGTTCCGTTCGACCAACGGTGTCAATTGGGATGTGTATCCCATCCTGTATTTTGGTCGTGACGCTTTCGGTCTGGTGCCGCTCAAGGGCAAGTCTTCGATGACGCCCATGGTGGTCAACCCCAAGCCGGCAGCTGGCGATCCTCTGGGGCAGCGCGGAACCTGCGGTTGGAAGCTCTATACTGGCACCGTGATCCTGCAGGATGCGTTCATGGCTCGTATGGAGGTCGTCGCCACGGCGTAATTCGAGATCGAGGTAAGAGGAGATTTCAAGTGGCCAACCAGCATCCTGCACAGCACGAGCAGCACAAGGCTGATCCCGCACATCCCGCACAGCAAACTGCGCCTCCTCCTCCGCAGCAGATGGAGGTGGGAGGCACTGGAACTGCGAAGGTGAGCTTCACGGATGTGAATGGCGCCGATGTGCCGCTTATATCTTCCACATGGACATCTTCAGGTCCTGTGACGGTAACGCCGGTCGATACGGACCCGACGAGTGCTACGCTGGAAGCGACTGCTCCTGGACGTGGATCGGTCACAGCCACTGTGATGACTGAGGCTGGCGCACAGGCATCGGCGGCGGTCGAAGTCATGGTGATCGAGACGGGCACACCTTCCGAAGGTACGATCACTCTTTCGGTTCAACCGGCTAAGGCCAAGGCGAAGGCGGCATAGCATCGTAGGAGTTCTCCATGCCCACCCAGATCATTGATACCTCGCTGCATGCTGCCGCGATCCCGGCAACTTATACCGGGCCGGGTAACTTGGTCGGCAACGCGGTGAATTCGCAGGGGAAAGATGTCTACGGCTTCTTCACATCGGCCGGCAACGCGGTGCAAATCAACGTTGGGTTCCAACCGCTGTGGGTTGACGTCACTGATGTCGCCGGGGTGCTGCTATGGTCTTGGACACTCGGCATGCCGGCGACGAACAGTATCAAGACGGCAACCGGTGCCACGACGATCGACACTGCCAGCGGCATCACGGTTGCCACCGACTTGGCTGGCAACGGCACAGTGACTCTCTCGGCGACGGTGGTCGGTAGCGGTAAGACTATTTGTTACCACGTTCAGGGTTGATCTGTGTGGGGGTCTGACGCATGGCTATTGCTGGCACGACCGAGACTGCAATCTTACAGCTGATCTACAACGCAACCGCATGGGCAAACTATGCGGACAATGCGGCGGCGTCACCTCAGACCAACATCGCGATCTCGTTGCATACGGCCGATCCTGGCACAGGCGGCAATCAGGGAACCAGTGAGGTCACCTACACGGGTTATGCGCGCGCGTCCGTCGCGCGTACGGTAGGCGGATGGACAGTGACGGGCGTCGGTCCTGCGAACTGTTCGCCTGTCGCCAACATCACGTTTCCGGCTGGCTCAGGTGGGTCAGGCACGGTGACCAATTTCAGCACAGGCAAGACCGGCGGCGGAGCGACACCGATCCTTTGGAGCGGCACGGTCACGCCGAACATCGTCAGTGGAAGTGGGGTCACGCCGGTGTTGACCACGGCTACGACTATCACGTTGTCATGAACTATTGTCATGGACCATGCGGACGCTTTTCGTCGATGCCTGATTGAACTCGACGTTGTCGGGATTTGCGATCTGTGGTTCCACGTATCGCCGCATCTACCTCAGCCGAAGAACAACAATGAAGCGCTGGTGACGATCCACTATGCGCGCACTCAAGCTGAGTCGATCCCGCTAAGGCTGCGTTGTTATTCGCATGCTTGGCTGTGCGAGCGTGGGCTGCCATCAGCTTTGCCTGACCATTGGAAGCCGAAGGCAGCGCGGCTCTATCCGCATAACGTAAACGCTGTGGGTGTTGCCGTGAAAGCAATGTCGGCGGCGAGCGTGTCGCGCGCGCGTGCGATCGAGAAGGCGATGAGTACCGCGGTGCTGGAATGCTACGCAGATGGCGTCACCGATGTCGATCGCATTCGGGATCGTATGAACGAGGCGCGACGTGACATTGAGCGATGACCGATGTACGCGCCACGCAGGTCGGGGTCGAAGAGTGGGCATCACTAGTCCGACCACAGCTTTGGGCCACTCAGCTCAGTGTCGAAGAGTGGGCTAGCGCCCAGCCGGGCTGGCCCGGTACAGCGGCTGGTGTTGGTACTGCTGCGGCGACTGGGTTTGCCCTGCTGGGATCAATATTTGCTACCGGCCGCGCTTCCGGCACCGGCGTCGCTTCTTCTTTTAGCACCATCACAGGCGGCAAGCCGAAGAAGGTTAAAGGACACGCGGATGGCGTTGGCGCAGCACGGGCTTCAAGCGTCGCCGGGTCTGCTGGCTTTGCAGCAGCAGATGGAGCGGGAGCTGCCGATGGCGCTTCTGCGGCTCTCCAGGATTCTTATGGCGCAGCTTTTGGTACCGGCGCCGGCCACGCATCCGCGCCATCCATGTCCGGCGTGGCGGGCTCCGCTCCGGCCTTCGGTAGCGCGGTCGGGGTGTCCGCATCGAGCGTGGCAGGTTCTGCGGCTGGCTTTGGTGACGCTGTTGCGATCTCTGCATCGGGCGTGGCGGGTCTTGCGTCTGGTTTTGGTGGGGCTGTCGCAGTCTCTGCGTCGGGCGTGGTGGCGTTTGCTGCCGGCTTTGGCGGGGCTGCTGCGGCCTCCGTGGCGGGTGTGGCGGGCCACGCGCCCAGTTTTGGCGGGGCTGCCGCAGCTTCTGCGTCTGGGGTGGCAGGTCTTGCGTCTGGCTTTGGCGGGGCTGCTGCGGCTTCCGCGTCGGGTGTGGCCGGTCATGCGTCCGGCTTTGGCGGGGCTGCCGCGGCGTCTGCATCGGGCGTGGTGGCCTTCGCCGATGGGTTCGGCAGTGCGCATGGTGTGGCGGGTAACGCCGTCATCGGGGTTGCCAACGGCTACGGGAATGCGTTCGCGGAGTATGCCTTCGAGGCCGAATCGACCGGTTTGGCGATCGGCAGTGGTGATGCGATCGCGGCAATGCCGCAGGTTGGATCAGCTCAGGCAAGCGGCGTCGGTGGCGCCGCGGCGATCAGCACCCCCCTGCTGGCTGCGGCTGGTGCTGCAGCTGCGAGCGGCAATGCCGTTGGTGCGGCCTTTGGAGCGGTCGTCGCCCGTGCCGGGGGCACTGGTGCGGCAGCGGGTGTTAGTGGTGCGATTTTCCAGGCTGTCGGGCTAGCGCAGGGCTTTGGCGATCCGGAAGCGAGTGCCGGTTTCCTCGGTCAGGCCCCCAGTACCGGTGATGCGGCTGCTGTTAGCTCGACCTCCGGGGTGCGGTTCTCGTTCGGGCAAGCCAACGGTGTCGGGCTCGCGTCCGGATGGACAATCCATGAAACAGCTTCGTACGGAACAGCGGCTGGTGTTGGTGGAGCACGTGGCGTGGCTCCGACTCCTCAGCAGATCATCTCGCTGTATGGGCGCCGGAGCGGTATGATGCTTCAGGGGAGCAACTCAGCTAGTGGGGATAGTAGGCGCCTGGTAAGGTCGGGGTGAACAAGGATTAGACCGATGAACAGCATACGCATCGAGCGGGCGCAGAACGGGTTCACTGTCTGCATGGACGACCCGGCGATCGCCGCCAAGAACCAGAAATCTGATGGGCCGTGGGTAGACCCGGAGGTGGAGTTCGTCTTCGACGACGAGGCTGAGGTCATCGCGTTCATCACCAAGAACCTCGACAAGATCATACCAGCCAAGAAGGATGATTTTGCCTCCAGTTTCGACGCAGCAGTCGAGGAGAGTGAGGAAGAGGAGAAAGCAGAGGAGAGTAAGAAATGAGCACGATGCTTCCTGAGGACGACGAACCGACGCCGCGCAATGCGAGGTCTAAACTAGTGGATGCGCCAGTGGTGAAGACCCCTCAGCGGTTCAAGATCATTTTGGAAGAGGACTCTGCGATCCCGCCGACTGGACTTTTCATCTCGGCGAATGGCAAGCCGTACGTGTTGCAAGCTGGTGTCGAGGCGGAGGTTCCGAAAGAGGTAATGAGTGTGCTGGACGATGCAGTGACCTCAGTGCCAGTCATTGATCCGCAAACGCAGCGTGTCACTGGTTACCGTTCACGGCTTCGGTTTCCTTATCGACGACTAGATTAGGTGACTCATGCGCACCGACGAGCTGTTGTCTGAACTACGTCACCACATGCTTCGGGATGTGTCGGACCAGGTTGCGGGCGCGAGTGACTATCTGTGGTCTGACAACGGGCTGATGGAATACATCAACCAAGGACAGACCAGGTTTGCCCGACAAACTAAGTGTCTTCGTGATGCGACGACGCCGCAAGTTTGTCAGTTTACCACTATAGCCGATCAGGATTTCTACACGCTTGATCCTCATGTTGTCAGTATCCTGTCTATTAGAATGACAGGTGATAGGGCTGATCTGGCTCGTGCCGGGCATGCTGATCTCGATACGTACCACCAACCAGATACTTATTTCTTTGATCCTGCTCAGCTGAGCAGCATGCCGCCGGGCAAGCCGGTAGCGTGGACGACAGACGAAGGTGTGTTCCAGGAAACTGGCGGCTCTTATCGAGCGATCCAGCTGCGGCTCTATCCGACACCAATCGTGCCGTACGGCGGCATTGTCGGCAACATGCGGGTCGCGCGCCTGCCGCTTACCAAGTTGAGCGTCAGCGCGCCGGATGCTGTTCCTGAGGTCCCGGAAGAGCACCACATGGATATCCTGAACTGGGCGGCGTACCTGGCGCTACGTGGTGTTGACCTCGACGTTGCCGGTGGTGGCGCGTGGGATCGCGCCAAGGAATTTCGTGCGGCATTCGATGATGCGATCAACGACATGAAACGAGATGCTCAATCCAAGATGTTCCGTCCATTGCAGTGGGCCTTCGGCCGCAATGGATGGAGCTATGAGAGGTACTGATCATGCCAGGTCAACTTAACCGTGGGATCATGCATTACGCAGAAGGTGATGCAGAAGTAGCACCTCCCAGTGGCTTTGGTCAGTTGCTAAGGGGCGTTGGTAACGCGATCAATCCATGGGCAGCTCCTGGTGCCGCTGAGAGTCAGTTTGCTGCGGCTCGGGATAATCCTGCGTCGTCACCAGCCACTTCTACGTTGGGGCAATTCGGAAGTTATTTGGGCAGAGACATACGGGCGCAGCAAGCTGCTAAGGGGCCAACATTTGGTGAGTGGCTTGGTAATATCTTTACTGGTGATACGCAATCAACCGCCGATCTACAAGATCGTCATAATGCAGCTGTGCAACTTCGCGATCCAGCGGTGCAGCAGAATCTTATAAGCAATCCCGATAAATTGGCTGTGGTTGAAAGAGACCCGCGTGCGTACGTAGCAAGTCCAGCTTTCCAAGATTTTATACAGCAAGCGCAGAAAGCTAATGCAGCGGCAGTAGCGAATCCAAGGATAGCATCTGCGGACGAGCAGAATAAGACCGTAGATAAATCAATCAACGCTGGTGTTCATCCGGATGTGGCGCATGTTGCTGTTGCGCCGCATAAGTACACGGAGGATGAGTTCGTCAACACCTTCAAAGGTATTCCAACAGCGACCTTCATGCAGTTGTTTGGTGCGCAACTTGCGCATGTTCGGACCCCGCAAGAGAAGGCGGCGACAGAGTTCTTTGATCAAATGCATGGTCGATATGCTGATCTGAATGACACCGTTAAGCAGATGGAAGCTGAGGACGCAGCACTAGCGAAAGAGGGCAAGTCTAAAAAGCACGACGTATACAAGTTGCCGTTTACAGGGAAGAATGCTTACGACACAGCAAAAGAAGAGCGGGACAAAGCGATGGCGGCTACCATGAATGCGTTGCAGAAGTTTATATCTCCGCAGTCGTTCCCGACAAATTAAGTGAAGAGCAATGGCTGAGCTGTATCCGTACACTCCGCGATTTGACAGCTACTTGCCGCCATACGAGCCGAGTGCGTCGGCGTCGGCGTCGGCGTTACCGACGCGCACATTGCCGACTGCGGTTCCAGCGACTGGTCAGGGTGATTGGTTAACCGCTGGTGTCATGTCTGGCTTTCATAGCGCGCTCTCGGAAGGTGCTCGGGCGCTCCAGGCTGGTGCCACGATGTCGGGTGCTCCTGATGCGGCTCAGTCTATTTCTGATTTTGCTGAAGAGCATCATCGTCGTGCGCAGGCATACGCGCGACCGGATTTAGAAGAGAGCCCCTGGTCACCTGCTGGGATTGCTTACAACATTGCGCGCATGGTGCCGATGGGGCTTGCGGCATTTGGTGGGGGTGCAGTCGGAGCGGCGTTGGCTCCAGAGGCTGCGACTGGAGCTGGAGCTACGGCTTTAGCTGTAGGAGCGAGGGCGCTTTTGCCTCGTTTGCTAGGTGCCTCAGTAGCAACGTATCCATTCGTGACTGGTGCGAATGTCGAGCGGGAGATCAGCGAGACTGGCGAGCTTAGGCATCCGGGCAGGGCTGCGTTGCTTGGGGTGCCGGAAGCAGCTTTGCAAGGATACCTGCCAGGAAAATTAGAAGCGTTTTTTGGAAAAAGCGTTCTGGAGGGGATCAAACATTCTGCAATAGCGCAAGGTGTTGCTGGTGGTGGCACTGAAGCGCTGACCCAGTTTATGGGCGATCCGAATCGTGGCTTTGCCGATCGAGCAGCTGCTGTCGGACAATCGGCTTTAAGCGGTGCGGCACTTGGTGGGATTATCGGTACTGGGTTTGCTGGTTTTCGTTCGCTTGCCGGGAAGCCGACGTCGCAAGTGCTTAACGACCCAAAGGCTCAGGCCGATGTGGTCGATCAGATGCTCAGTCCGGATCAAGTGTTACAAAATCGTATGGCGGGCCGACAGCCACGAGAACCGCTGTCAGAGCCGCCGCCAGCTGTCGTTCAAGCCGGACCGCCGCTTCAGGGCATGGAGCCTACGGAGCTGTGGCAACGTTTTGACAAGGCGCAAGAGCAGCTAAAGATCAATCCGCAAGATGCTAGAGCATTAGATGATTACCGACTATTGGGGCAGGAATTTACACGGCGATCGGCAGCGATGGAGCCGGCACCTGCGACACCTGAACCGCCCAGACAGATAGCGTACCAGCCTGGTGTTGTCCCGCTCGAAATGAGGGGACCACTGCAAGACATACCGGGTGGTGAGATAGCTGGACGTATAGATGTTCTGAGGCCGCCGCGAACGCAGGTGGAAGCCGAAGAACTTCGGCAGCTTGTGCAGGAGCAGCAGCGGCGTGCGACTGAAGCAGCTGCAGCAGCGGCTGAAGCACCGGGGCCGCCGAAACTATTGCCGCCACCTCCTACTAGAGAAGGACCACCACTGCAGGATATGAATGCTACGGGTTTAATGGATCGGGCACACTATGTGCAATCGTGGTTAGCTATTAACCCAGACGACCCCAGAGCGTTGCGAGCTTCTGAATTGTTGGGGCAGGAATTATCGCGACGAATGGAAGCGACAGCAAAGCCAGCTGAACCTGGGGCGCCTGCAGCTGAACCTGGAGCACCTGGAGCACCTGGAGCACCTGGAGCACCTACTGCAGCTGAACCTGCGGCTCCTCCTGCCGTATTGGATTTCACCAAGGGCGCGGTTAAGGCAGGCGGGAAGTTGTACACGGCGGCATCGGACGCAGATAAAGCGACGATGCGACAGCCGTTGATCGAAGCGATCATTAAGCGGGCAGGAGATGGTAAAGACCCAACAGCATTGCAGAATAGATGGGCTGACGAACTTGATATTTGGGGTGATCTAGAAAAAGCGATGACTGCGGAGCGGCCACCTGAAACGCCGCTCGCTGTAAAGGCAGAAGTTCCGCCGGTTGTTGCGGCGGCTGAGGTACCTAAGGCGCCACCTGCGGCACCTGCTGAGCCAGACCTTGATATTCCGGAGTTCTTGCGGCGTACGCCACCAGCTCCGGCTGAGCCAGCAGCTCCGCCTGCACCAGCGCCACCTCCAGCTAGTGCTGCTCCGATCAAGACTGCGGAGGATCGTGTAACTGCGCTCAGTGGAATTGGGGAGCATATTGATGCAATAGCTAAAACCGATCCAGAGACTGCGAAAAAGTCTGCTGATGAGGCAGACACAATCATGAGGCTGTTGCCGAACGTCGAAAAAAATCCCGGTCTAGGTTTGTCGCTCAATGTTCGGTTGACGCGGTTGCGTAACCAGGTCGAGGCGGCAGCGCAGCAGCCGGCAGATGCTGTGGCATCTCCGGAGTTGACGCCGTCGCCTACTGCCGAGGCGAAGGTGGCGCCGACCGGTGATCTGGATAAGCGTCTGTCTACCGCGCGAACGGCGTTGGATAACCTACGTAGTTCGTTGAAGGGCCATCCTGATCCTGATGTGGAAGGCGCGCTTACAGCAAATGCTAAATGGCTGGAGCAAGCAGGCAAGGCGGGTGTGCCCGATGAGTATGGCGCGGCTCTGACGACAAATCCCAAGACTGCCGAGGAAACAGATCTGTCTATGGTTACGCCGCGAAACCAGCGGCAGTATAAGTTGCTCAATGAATATGATACAGCGCACGAAGCAGTGCTTCAGGAATTGCGTGGTTTGTCTGATTCACGCGCTAGGGTGGTTGCCTCGCGAGATGGGTTGCCGGTGTCGCAGCTTGATGCCGATGTGACGGACTTGCACCAGCGCGGTGTTCCGCTTGCTGATGTTGCTGATCATATTATCGAGCATACTCCTGATCCGGAGACAGCCGAGATAGTGGCAAAGCTCAAGCCGTTTCTGCCGGAGGATGCGAAGACGGTTTTCCGGGATGGGGTCGCTGATAAGGAAGGCGAGTATTTTACCAAGCAAAAAACTTCAGCGCTCTACAACGCGGCGGATGCTGCGGTGACTTCCGTCCACGAGATGGTGCATGCGGTCATGCACCGGGCTCTGGAGGGCGACAGCGCTGCAGCGAGAGCCATGCGAGGCATCTATGATCAGCTCAAGAGCAAAGGAGATCATGCTGGCATAACCGACGCGCATGAGATGGTGTCGGAGGCGATGGCTAATCCGGTTTATCGCGACTTCTTGAAATCCCAGATGGTGAAGGGTACCAGTCTCTGGGATAGGATGATTGATACGGTACGAGGTTTCATCGGCCTGGACCCTAGGTTATACAATGCGTTTGATCGCATCATGACGCATGGTGACGATCTTATGAAAGAACAGCAGCAGTATGCGAATAGTTGGGTAGGACCCGATAGCTACGCCCGTGTGTTGGGCAACGCAATGTCGTCCGTATCCAGCAATGCTGATCAAGGTCTTGGTTCGATATTGCGAAAAGCTTGGCTTAATTTTAACGATACTGCCGGTAAATACGGATTAGGATGGGCCACTGATTTTCGTATCGGTCAGTTGCAGGGTAACGTAATTAAGTCGATGCGGCCTTATGTTGAGGCTACTGGACCGCGACAACAGGCTCGCAAGGAAGCTATAGGGATGCTCGGCCAGACTGCTGAGCAAGTGTCGAATGCGCTCCCTGTGGCGGAGCGCGACCTTGTGAACAAGGTCATGCGTGAGTCGAACGGGTATGGCGTGGACCCGCAACGACCTCTTAGCGCGCAGCCTGATCTTCATAATGATCCTGATCGGATCAACAGGCTTGCAAGTGTCACGGCTGATTATAACCAGCTTAGCCCGGAGGGCAAAAAGGCTTTTGAGTTTCAGCGTGCAACCTCGTCATCGCACTATCTTATGACGCTGGTCGATGACATGCAGCAGGTGGAGCGTACGCTTCCTGGTGGGCTAGCTCAGGATAGGTTTGACGATTTTACCAATCGCACCGGTTTGTATACGCGCCCGGACAAGGCTGAGGGGTTTTGGAAGCAGGTATTTACTGACGAGCAGACGGCGTTGACCGATCGTCGTAATGCATTATCTGGTGAGCGGGCGAAGATAGATACACAGCTTGCAGCGAAGTCGCCTCTACCTCCTGACCAAGTGAAAGAGCTGACCAAGCAACGTGATGCTTTGCAGGGTAACGTTGATGCTATCGACGATGTTCTGAAGGACACGCTATCAAAGCGGGATACTGCAGCGAAGGCACCGCATTTTCATCAGGGGCGGAATGGCGATTTTTTTGTTCTAAACAAATTGTTTACCGATCCTGATGGTACGGTGAACCAGCAAAAACTAACTCAGTTTGCTGATCGCCTAGAAAAGACATTTCCCGGTGTGACGATCCTGGAAGGGAGTCAGAACGACACGGCGTACATGCGCGTCAAGAGCGCCGGCCAGATGGACATGATGTTCAAGGCAATAAAGCAAGCGCAAGCTGATGGCCTTATATCGCCTACGGGTGCGGCGCGTGGTGAGGTGACCGATCCGCATATTTTCAATGCGCTTGCTTCGCCTGCCATGTTGCGGAAGGTCGTCGAGCAGATGAGGTCGCTTCGTGGAGAGGCTCCGGCAGGAGCTACTCCAGAGACCGTAGATGCGCTGAACAAAGCGGACACTAATCGGGAGCGTGACCTGCGACGTATTTTGTTGAATACGATGCAGGAAAACTCGATGGGCCGATTGATGGCGCAACGGCATAACGTGCCGGGTTACAATGCCGATATGATACGCGAGGCGGCGAATGCGTCGAAGATCATGGCGAACAGTCTCGCACGTACAACGTTGGCGCCAGAGGTTGGTGAGCTACAAGCGAAGATGCGGGATGAGCTTACGGCACTCAAAGAGAACCCGGATATCTCATCTGATGCTTTGCTAGGTGCTTCGCGGGCTGTGTCTGAGCTGCTGATAAGAGATGGGAACAAGCAGTCCTATGCATCGCCAACTCCCTTTGATGCGCTCCGTCGTTTCTCGCATACTGCAAGTGTTGGCTCATCGCCGACATATCCGCTGACTTTGGCGTCGCAGAATTTAACAACAACTCTTCCAGAGTTCCTTAAATTGCACAGCCCTGTTGCAAGTATGCGGGCGATGACTGGTGCTGCGCCGGATGCCTGGGCATTGCTTAGGGCGGTTACGGGCACCCCTAACTGGGATAAAGCCGGGATCACGGATGACGCTATAGAGAATTCTACTCTGAGTGCGGAGAGGAAAGCTCAAGCCAGGGCGATGGTAGCTGGGGGTAGCTTGCAGCAAGTTTATTCAGCCGAGATGACTGATCATTCGCCAATGCAAGTTGGGCACAACAGCACGGGGCTGAAGCTGGCGAATTCGATGGGTTTCTATTCTGAGCAGCTTCCTCGGTTGATTGCAGGCTTTGCTGCGCACGATCTTTATGATTCGGGGAAACGCCCGACCTCAGTGAACTACAAGAACATGACGGCTGAGCAGTATGCCGATCATGTGATGAATGAAACCCAGGGTACCTGGGGTGCTGGTACTCCGCGGCAGCTGACGACCGGTGGCATGTTCGGCACCTATTCGCCGGTGTTCAACCAGTTCATGAACTGGTCGACACAAATGACCGGCAAGATGTACCAGGAGCTTAGGGATTCGGTTAAGGGCGATAAAGATACAAGAAGCGAAGCGCAGCGGTGGTTGCTCGCGCACGCGGGAGCAACGACGATGCTGGCGGGTGTGTTGGGATTACCGGCGCTATCCGTGATGTCCTCGGTCTACGATCGACTGATGAACTGGGTTACCAACCGGGACGATCATGATCTAACGGCTTCGACCCGGACTTTTCTGGCAGATACTTTTGGCAAAGATATGGGTGAGGTCATCGCGCGTGGGTTGCCACGTGCGATCGGAGTGGACTTTGGGCATTGGGGCGAGGCGACGACGGTGCCAGGATCGTCGACCATCAATATGCTGCTTGAGAAGCGTAAGTTCGATGATGCGTGGCGCGACTGGGCCAAGTCGATGACTGGCGCAGGAGTTGGCAACATTCCCAAGATCGTCTTGGGGATACGCGATATTAGCAATGGTGATTATCTCAATGGATTGATCCGCATGTCGCCAGAGATTTTGAAGGCGCCATCAGAGGCTTTCCGGCTTGCTGAGCATGGATTTGTCAACCATCTGGATGGAACGACGTTGCCGATTGGTGGGCCGGGTGGTCGTGCTTCAACCACAGATATTATGTTGACGGCGCTTGGGATCAAGCCAGAGAAACAAGCTGAGTATGAGGAAGTAGCTCGGGAGGAGCTTGGGCTGCGGACCATGCGGCAGTTAAGCCACGCGAACATCTCTCAGCATTTGCAGAACGCATGGATGCAGAACGACACAGGGATGTTCAACAATTGGATGCTCGAAGCGCAGAAGTGGCAAGTAGATCACCCAGGTCTGGTACCTCCACAAGCCACTTTTGGGCGGGCGCTTGAGAACCACCTACGTCAGTCCGCGATAGCGCGCGGCATGGGGCTGCCACTTGGAGTACAGCCGCGGGATATCGCTGGTCGCGGGATGCTTCAGTACGGCAACATACGACCGGAGCAGTGATGGCACAGGAGCAATTCCTTCGACAGGCTCAGAACGCTCCACTGCCAGCGCCTGCCGAGGTCGGCAAGGTTCTGAACTCTTGGGACGGGCTCAAGAACACGATGCAGCCGGAGCGGCTCGGGGACAAGGACCTGGTCCGTGCGCGCAACGTCGTCCTGGACGACAGCGGTCAGCCGTCGCGACGACGCGGCTACACGCTGAAGCTCAGGGGTAACGTGCACTCGTTGTTTACGGCGCACGAGGGAACTGTCCTTGGGGTGGTCGACAGCGAGCTGAGCGTTATCAATCCGGACTACTCCCACCAGCCGTTGGCGTTCATCGGTACAGACCCGGCCGCCGGCATGTTGCCGCTGGCTTACGCTCAGGTGGGTGATCTGGTCTATTACACGAGTGAGGTCGACCGCGGTATCGTGAGCGTCCCTGGGCGCAGCTGGAGCCCGTGGGGCGATCCGACTGATCTCTGGCTCTCGCCGGTGGTCAACCCTACGGAAACGCTCCCAGCGATCGCTGGGCGGCTTCTGAAGCAGCCTCCGAACGCGAGCACCCTGACCTACTTCAATGGCCGGCTCTACCTTGGCCAGGTTCGCACGCTATGGGCGACTGATCTCTATCTCTACAATCTCGTCGATGCGACGTCAGGCTACAAGATGTTCGAGAGCGACATCACCATGCTTGGGACGGTGACGGACGGGGTCTACGTGGGGACGGAGGGGAGCATCTGGTTCCTGTCCGGGCCGACTTTCGCTGAGATGAAACGCACGTGGGTCATGGACGCGGGCGTGATCCCTGGCTCCATGGTGTACATCCCTGGCGAGCTTGGTAACCCACCTCAGGTGCCGCTCAATGCAACGACGCCGATCGAATCGGCGATCATGTTCATGACGACCAAGGGCGTCTGCATTGCGACAGACGGCGGCAAGGTAACCAACATGACGGAGACCAAGTACGTCTTTCCGGATGCGGCCTATGCTGCGGCATTGTATCGTCGAGAAGATGGAGTGAACCAGTATATAGCTTCATTGGAGAGTGGGGGTTCGCCGCTGCAGAGGGCGGCAATTGGTGACCACCTCGATGTCACGATCATCCGCGGCTCTGGGTTTCCAAACGGTAGGCCATAACAATGGACAGACCGCTGATTTGCGATGGTGACTATGGCTCACTGGTGCTCCTCGTACAGGAGTGCCTACGGTGTGAACTGGACAGCATGCTCGGCCCCGAGACCGAGAAGGCTGTGAAGAAATTCCAGGATGATCATAATCTGGACAACGACGGTATTGTCGGACCGACGACGTGGGCCAAGCTTGCTGAGGTCTATGACCTGCCGCCCTACCCAGCACCAATGTTCAGGCCGTTACCGCGCGATGTGATTGATCAGATCGAGGAAGTTGCGGCTGCGAGCGACGCCGCCGATCTGCTCTGGGACGATCGTGGCGTTGCACCGGCGGGCTATACCCAGGGCATGGCGCTGGCCTATGCCACGTGCGTTCGCAAGTTCGAGCAGGGCGATATGACGGCGCACGAGATCGCCAAGGCTGAGACCGGCGATAGTGACCATGACGCGCTTGCACTCTATCGCAAGCAGTTTCAAGCGCTTGGCATGAACAACAACATCGCAGGGCGCAACGTGCTACGGAATGTTTTCGTGTTCCTGCTCGGGCTTGGGATGCGTGAGAGTTCGGGCCAGCACTGCTGCGGGCGCGATCAGAGCGCGGACAATGTTCAGAGTGAGACCTGCGAGGCCGGGCTGTTCCAGACCAGCTGGAACTACCACGTCTGTGCGACCGACGCCGAGACGCTGTTCGATGAGTATCGCCATGCGCTTTCCGGGCGCGAGCCTCAGTGTCAGCTCGCGGTGTTCGAGCGGGGCGTGAGCTGCGGCGGGGATGACTGGGAGAACTACGGCTCGGGCACGGGCGCGGAGTTTCAGGAGCTATCCAAGATTTGCCCGGCCTTCGCGGTCGAGAGCGCGGCTGTCGGCATCCGCAATCTGCGCAAGCACTGGGGCCCGATCGGCAAAATGGCGGTCGAGATCACGCCCGAGGCCGAGGCCCTGTTCAGGGAGATCGACGAGATTCTAGCTGTCGGCGAAGCTGTCGCCTAGGATGGGCTCGCTGCAACCTTCATCTGGTCAACCAGGACAATGCTAGTCGGGACTGGGAAATTCACAAACTTGGATGGGATGATGGTGATCTCGCCGACGTTCTGAACGGAGATGGTGCCATCGGCAAGGGTGGCTCGGACCTCGTACCGGTACGTGGTTACTGCTAGGTTAGTCTGCTGGTCCGGGGCGATCTCGAACTGGTAGGCGCCTGAAGTGGGAGGTTGGAGGATCGTGCCGACCAAGTCGAAGATCACCGAATTGTCTAGTGTGACGCGCAATTGTATGGTGGCGCCAGTGAGGTCGACGATGATGCCGTTGGCGTCTCGGACGTAGCCGGAGATGACCCAGGTCTCGCCGATGTAGAAGGTGCCGCTCTGCCAGATGCTCATGGTCTAACCTTAGGAGGGTTTCCGATGTTGCCGACTCCTCGCGCGCAGCCGCTGCTGGTTCCCGATCGGCGATTGCTGGTACCCCACAAGACTATCCTCGGTGGACGCATTCAGGGGAAGATCATCCGGGATAAGCGGGTGATCGACGAGTTTGATATCAAAAACATCGTTGTCAACCAAGGACTTAACTACCTCCTGGGAGCTGCGCTCGGCGCTCAGTCGGTGGTGACGAATTGGTTCATCGCCCTGTTTTCCAATAACTACACCATTCTGTCGAGCGATACAGCGGCTACGATCTCGGCGAATGCTGGCGAGGTGACGCAGTACACGGCCGGGACCCGGCAGGCTTGGCAGTCACAACCCCCGGCGAGCCAGTCGATTACCAATGCGACGAATCAGGCATCGTTCACATTCAACGCGACGCTGAACGTCTACGGCGCGTTCCTGATTTCGTCTTCGGCGATCAACGGCACCAGCGGCACGCTGTTCTCTGGTGCACAGTTTGGCTCTCCCAAGTCGGTGGTCAGTTCGGACATCCTGCAGCTGACGTACACCTTCACCGCGGCGTCCGCATAATAGGAGGTCACCATGGCTGGCGGTAAGGGCAGTACGTTCGACAACGACCTTCTTAAGCTGATTTTTAACGGCGTCGCGATTGCCGGCATCGCCGACAATGCAGCCTCGGCTCCGCTGACGGCTCTGTTCTTGTCGCTTCATACGGCTGATCCCGGTGTAGGTGGGGGCCAGACCACCAACGAAGCGGCTTATGGGGGCTATACTCGAATGCCGGTGACGCGCAATCCGGGGGGCTTCGCAGTGTCCGGCAACGCGGTGACGTTGACGGCTGCGATAATTTTCCCGACTGCAAGTAGTGGCAGTGAAAATGAGACTTATGCCGCGGTCGGCACAACAGTGACTGGATCAGGCAAGATTTTGTACCGTGGGCCGATCACACCAACTCTCAACATAACGACTGGCATAGCGCCGCAACTCACAGCCGGGACGACAATCACTGAGAGTTAACCGCGATGTATGTCTTTGGCGATAGCTTCGATCTTTACACAACTGGGGCGGACTTAGCTCCAGGCTTTTGGGATAGTGTGGTTACCGGTCCATCATACATGGCGGGACGTTTCGACGGTCGGGCCGCAAATTTTAGTGTCGGCACTAGTGCTACCAAGTCGTCTGGCGCGAACGATTCGGTTCACCATTTTACCTTCGCTTTCTATGACAGTAGTTTAGCTGGTTCGCCGAGCGGTGTTATCGGACCTTGTGTCACCCTTTATGATGGCGCGACGGCGCAGTGTACTGTTGGGTTCAGGAATGACGGCTCGTTGAATTTGGCGTCTGGGGGCGGGTCAGGGACCATCCTCGATACCTGGACGCCAGCGTATCCCACGGCAGGGCAGTGGGTTGCTTATGAGATTGAGGTTGTTGTCCACGGCACGAATGGCGGATGGACGATCCGTCGCAGCGGTAACACCTCCAACGATCGCTCTACGATGGGGCTCAATACCCGCAATAGTGCCAACAACTACGCTAACAAGATAGCGCTGGGTATGGTGCAAAACATCAGCGCAACAATGGCTTTTGATGACTTCCTTTGGCGCTCCGATCCGTCCAGCGTGCCATGGGTTGGCGACATTCGTTGCTACACGCGGATGCCGATGACGGATAGCTCGGTGCAATTCAGCCGGGTCGGGTCATCTAGCACCCAATTATGGAGTAATACCGGTATCACGAATGCGCTTGCAGCCAATCAATGTGAGTACCTTCAAATAACAGCACCAAGAACTGGTTTGCTAACTTCTGTGTCTTTTGATTGTACTAACGGTGGTGGTGGCACAGGGCACGTCAAACTCGCGCTGTTTTCTTCGGTTGGAAATGCTGTAGGTACTGTGTTGGCGACCTCAAATGAGATTACCAACCCAGGAAATGCGATCATCACAGCAACGTTTCCAACTCCATATCGAATGATCGCAGGGACAGTTTACTGGATCGGGATCATTCAAGATGCCAGTATTACGTACAGGATCATCAACAGCAGCAGTATTGGTACCAGCGGCATCAATGCCATCACGTTGAGCACCACGTCATATGCGTCTTGGCCGATATCCAATCCTGGTGGCACGATTGCTGCCATAAATGTGCCGGGTCTTTTTACGCTTTACCTTACTCCTTCAAACAATGCAGATACTGTCAACGAGCCGCAGCAGGATGGTGTTACTACTTACGTCTTCGATAGTGTCGTTGGGGATAGAGACTTTTACGGTATCGCTGCTCGTAATTCTCCTGCGCCGCCTGCCTCGACGGTTGCTGTCATCACTCGTGGCTTCATGCAGCGCTCCGATGCTGGTTCGCGCACGGCAGCGGTGCAGCTCAAGTCAGGCGCCACTACAGTACAATCAACACCGACTCAGCCAAACAGCGGCAGCTTCTCATGGCTCTACCGCGCTGATCTCACCGACCCGAACACGAGCGCAGCATGGGCGCCATCGGCGGTCGATGCCGTTCAGGTCGGGCCGATCGTTATAAGCTGATGCGATGGCCGATGACCCCTCCACCCGAGATAGCGTTCAGACAACGACAACGACCGCGAACGTAACGCAGGTCGGCGTCGAAGAATTTGCGTCGATCATCCCGCCTCAGCTCCGGCTCACCCAGGCCGCGGTCGAAGAATGGGCGATGGTGGTTACCCTACTGACTACCGCCGCTCAGATGAACGGCCAGTCCGACATGACGGTTCCTGGTGCCGTCTATAGGACCACGAGCCCAGCCGCGATGGACGGCCAGTCCGACATGACGGCTCCTGGTGCCGCCTTCGCTATGGGCGCCGCTCATATGGACGGCCAAGCTCAGTTCTTGGGCGTCACCGTCGTTACGACCTCTGGTGCCGCTCAGGTGGACGGTTTTGCCCAGATGTCGGCTGCTGGTGCCGGTATAGCTATGGGCGCGGCCAGGATGGACGGCCTGGCTCAGGGGGAATTCGACAGCGCCGATATGGCGAAGGGCACGGCCCAGATGGATGGCCGCGGCTCTTTTGTTCCGATTAGTGTCGAGGGCGCTGCCATCTTTGAGGCGGATGGCCAAGCCGACGTGTCCTTTACGTCGCCACATTATTTCAAGGTTTCCATATTGAGCGGCATTGTCGGTGGTCAATCTACATCGGTTCGTATGACCTATGTGGTTACCATGCCGCAGACTTTTGTTGGCGGCTGGCTCATGAAGCCAAAAGTTCGCTACCACCTAGTTCTTAGTAATCCAATTAACTGGTCTAGCAGCATTAGCTTCAAGATGAAGTTCGTGCAGGTAATGCGCGAAATCGCCATCAGGGTGATTCCTAGCACGGAGACACATACAGCATACGGTTACACTATCAATATTCCGATCAAAGTGCAGCCAACGCTGGCTCCGAAGTTTCGTACGGTTCACGACTTGGAAGAGACTCTGACTTTAAGTCAGACAACGATTCCAAAGTTCATCTGGGGCCGGGCGCTGACGGAGGCGCTCAAGGTCTCTGCTTCCTTAACCACGCACTCGACATACAAGGCATTACTGGCGCAGCTGTTCAAGTTCAGTGAGCTTGAAGGTTTCACGTCTCGTCATCCTATCACGCTGAACCAGAACGTCAGCTTATCTCAGCTGCTGACTGGCGGGATCAGCGTGAAGCTGCTGCAGAAGCTGCTGGCATCAGGCACGGCATCGCCAGGGATTGCGTACCATCTCGGGCTCACCAGCGGTGTGCGTCTCGCGGATTTCATAGACAAGCTCTTCTTCGCAATGCTGACCGAGTTGTTCACTGCGCACGATGTCCCCACGCATGCGTTTACTGCGATCGGTTCTCTGAACCAGTTGCTCACCCTTCACCCGTCGTTCAACAGCAAGCTGGTCTTGCAGCTCACCGGGAACATCCAGGTGAGTCAGGACCAGCTGGTGCAGATGTTGTACCAGGGTGACCCACTCCTTGATGGAGTGATCATCGACGCACTCTTCATCAGCCCCTCCGGGACAACGACGGCCTGGGCAGTGAACACCAGGACCAACGCGGTTACCGAGTATCTAAACTATGATTTTAATTCTTATGCGCTGCTGAACAACCGGTACGTTGCGGCTGGCGCCGAGGGGCTCTACGAGCTGGATGGCGATACTGATGATGGGGCGCTGATCATCTCCGATCTGATGGGCGGGTATCTGCAGCTCAACGACAAGAAGATGTTCGGCATCAAGGGCGCCTACGTTGCGATCCGCGGCGGCGGGAGATTTTATCTCAAGCTGATTGCGGGCGACGGGCGCGAGTATGTCTACGAGCTGCGGGCGCAGCCGAACTTGATGACGACCAAGGTCAAGGTCGGCAAGGGCATAAGCACGACCTACATGGCCTGGGAGCTTGTAACTGAGGGCCAGGATTTCGACCTTGACTCGATCGAGTTCATACCGATGACGAGAGGAAGGAGAGTGTGATGGCGAACCTAGGTCTGGTGCTCTTGGTGTTTGGCTTCGTGTGTGCGGTGTTGGCCACGTTCATGGGGCCTCAGATAGGGCGCTGGCATCTTGGCTGGGCGGCGATCGCGTTCTGGCTGGCTGCTGAAATCTTTGGCGGGGTCGGACGTCTGTTCGGCACGCATTGACATGACTCATGCCGGATGTTGAGCGACCGCCAGGATGGGTGCCGGTTGATCAGGGCGTTGGCCAGGTGCCGATGCCGATCACGACGTCTGTCGACGGCTCCAATGTGGCGCCCCCAGCAGACCCGCAGAAGCTGGCCACTGAGATAATCAGACAGAACCAGCCGGTCATCAACAGATTCGTCAAAGTACAGCGGCAAGAAATCGAACTCGGCGGACTGGACATCCATAGTTCGATCCTCCCCCTGAAAGACATGACTGTCTACTACAGTTATGTACAGGGACTGGAGAAGATGCATTACCACGTCGCTCCACAGGCCGAGGCGGCGCCAGAGATATCGCAACCTGCAGCACCGGAAGAGCCAACACCGCCAACACCGGAAGAGCCGCCAGAAGTATCAAGGCCGCCAGATGAAGTGCCGGAAGTGCCGGCGCCGGGCAAACCTCCAGAGGTGCCGGAGGAAGAGCCGCCACCACCGGATGAGCCACCGAAGGAAGAGGAGCCGGAAGTGAAGCCGGAGGAGGAAGAGAAGAAGGAAAAGAAAGAGCCGGAGTTCTTGGAGATCGACATGCCGTGCTTCTTACCAGTTGAGTTTGGTGATGGCGCTGGTGATCCGTAGGGAGTGGTCTGATCATGGCTTGTGCTAGTTGTAAGGAACGCGCTGAGTTGCTCTGGAGGGCGCGCGAAGCTTATCGACGTGGCGACATGCCGGAAGCCAGGCGGCTTCTCAGAGAAATGTTCGGAACTGTAGTGAAGGACGTGGACACGCTAGAGAAGCACGTCTCAGCGGTTTTTCACGGCCTGCTGTCGAACAAACCGAAGTAATCGCCATGAGTTATTTGCAGACTCCAGAGCTTCCCGAGTTTGGCAAGGCGGTCATCTCATTCTGGTTCAAGGTATCGCAGGATGTGTTGGATGCTGCCCAAGCGGAATCGGATCAGGACCTAGGAGACGCGGACCCGCCGCCACTTTGGGGGCTGGTGCCACTTCTTGTTTTTGGAAAGGAGGGGACGGGTAACAGCAAGGTCGAATCAAATAATTCATCTACACCGCACACGGAAGTTCATAGTTTGCATTCGTGCGCTACGGTCAACGTTGTTTATGACAACATTTTTCCTGCGCCCGCTTGCGCAACTTGGGAGGGTGAATGCAATGATAGTTCGTACGAAACCACCTGGAGCGAATTCACGGTTAGTTATTCAGCTACACCCGGTAAACCCACAGACCCTTCGTACGTTGCAATAGATGGAGGCGGGCGTCTACGAATTAATTTCGAATCTACCAAGATGGCCGCAGTCTCTGGATTCTGTGGTATAACATCGGGTTCGGGTGATCATGTCACAGGTGGGCATAGTGATTTGTGTTGCCACTACCCAGCCGCGGATGGATGCGGAGGTGGCAGCTATTGCGGTCCCCCCGGGTTCTACGGCAATATTTGGGGCGTACTGATCTGGGTTTTTGGGCTGATAGCGGTACGTTTGCTTACAGCAGTTGCTGACGTTTGCGAACTAAGTGGCGGCGGTGGCAACGAATTTGTTAAAGGGACGTCTAACTACGGACCTATTCCTGTCGACTTTGGCACAGGCGCACTTAACGTCAGTCTGCCCAAGGAGCAGGGAGATAACCCTTTAGCTGGCGATGCGTGGCATCACGTCTTGATTTCTGTCGACATGAGCGGGGGGGCTGCAGCGTCTGGTGATGGCGGCATCACCGCATCGTGCACCATGTATGTCGCCATAGACGATAAGGACTACAAGACAGGCAGCTACCCTCTTGAAGGTACCAACAAGGTCGTCCCGGGAGGTTGCGCAGCAGTCACTGGTATGCCTGGAGGAGAGAACTGTGGGCCGGGGAGCTACTCGCTTCCAAGCATGTCCGTGCCGTCTGCCCCGGTAGGCATCCCTGGTGTAGCAAAATACGTCGACAGGATTAAGAAAGTCCAGATGGCCGAGTTGCTGTTCTTCACGGATGAGACACTCGACACCAGCAAGGAAGAGAACCGCCGTCATTTCATCAGCGCGCCGGGCAAGGACGGCTACCAGCGTCCGACCAACTCGCCGCTGCTCTATGTGCCTATGCGTAAATTTGCCTTCGGCGATCCCGCAACCTGGGAACCCGGCGCCGACGACCCTGCCTGGGCTCCCCCGCTGTTCGACCCCAGCGCCTGGCCCACCGGGATCAAAATCCTGGAGGGTACGGCAGACATCGACTTTACCAAATGCCAGTGGAACTGGCAGATGGGACGGAATTTGGGTACTCTCCATGGCAAGTGTACCAGGACCGGGAAAATCAAAGCGCTGATTCCTCCGCAGGATGAGCAACCTAAGGTACAAGCCGGAGGCGGAACAGGAGCCTAGATCATGCCGTACGTAGCACCGATCGTATGGGGTGACCCGTCGTTCATGTTCTCGACGTCTGCGCAGCTGGTGAGCCTTGCTGAAGCGTACATCCAGCAGCTTGAGGCGCAGGCCGGTCAGCTTGCCGCCCCCACGATCAATGTGAATTTCCCGACCGTCACCGCACCCCCGTTCCCCGGTAGCGCGGTTCCACCGCCCCTGCAGCAGGTGACCTGGACCGTCCCGAGCCAGCCGCCACCGTTCAACGGACAGGTGGATTTGTCCGGCATAAGCATCCCACAATTCATGGGTATCGCGCCGACGCTCAGCTTCGGCGCCGCTCCCACGCCGTTCGCGGGCACCGTGCCCGATGCGCCAGTCACCAACCTGGACTTTACGTACCCAACCGTCGCGCTCACGCTGCCGACTCCGCCGGCATTGATGACGCTCGACACGGTGAACTTCCCGAATATCGTGATACCGCCTTTTACTGCGGACGTACCGAAGCTCACCGCCTTGCAACCGGGGCCGTTCAACTACACGGAGGGTGCGCTCTATACCTCGAAGCTCCTGACGGACTTGGAGGACGCGCTCGATCTAGCGGTCACCAACGGCGAGTACACGACCGTCAACAAGCAGGTCCAGCAGGCGCTGTGGGATGCCGGCCGCGAGCGCGAGTACCGGCAGCAGGCCGCGGCGCTGGCCGAGCTGAACCGCATGGAGATGTTAGGCTACGCTTTCCCGCCCGGCACATTCATCGACGCCAGACTCAAGATACAGACTGAAACAAATTATACGATTGCTGGCTTGTCCCGCGATATCATGACCAAGCAGGCCGAGCTGCAGCTGGAGAATATTTCCAAGGCCAGGGAAGAAGCCGTCAAGCTTGAGTACCGGCTGATCCAATACGCCAACGAGACCTCGCAGCGCGCGTTCGAGGCTGCCAAGTACGCGACCGAGGCCGGCATCGCGCTCTACAATGCCGCGGTGCAAGCGTACACCGCCTCGCTGGAGGGCTACAAAACTCAGGCGGTGGTCTACGACACCCAGATCAAGGGGATCATGGCGCAGGTCCAGGTGGTCCAGGCGCAGATCGAGTACGAGAAAACCAAAGCCGACATCAACACCTCGCTGGTCAAGCAGTACGAGACCGAGGTCCAGGCCGCCGAGGCTGTCCTGCAAATCTACAAGACTCAGGTCGAGATCATCCAGACCCAGGCCAACGTCGAGAAGATCAAGGTCGAGATTTATGGCGAAGAAATCAAAGCGTTCGTCGGTCGGATTAACGCTTACACAGCTGAGGTTGAGGGATACAAGGCTAGCGTTGAAGCGCAAGCTACAATCGAGCAAGCGTACAAGACGGCAGTCGATGCGTACACCGCCGAGGTCAACGCGGGCGTAGCACAAATCAACGCACGGGTCGCCATCTTCCATGGCCAGGTGGAAGCTTTCCAGGCGCAGCTTTCCGGCTACGACTCTGCCATCAAGGGGATGGTTGGTCAGGCTCAGGCGGCGTCGATGTTCAACACTGCCGAAGCGGAGGTGTTCAAGGCTCAGATCGCCGCGATGACGAGCTACAATGAGGTGCTGACCAAGCAATGGGAAGCGATCATAAATGAGCAGGTGCAGATCACCCAACTCGGCGTGTCGGCTGCCAAGGCTAATGGTGATCTCTATATCGCAGCGCGTGGTCTATCGCTTGATGCTTCCAAGGTAGGGGCCCAAGTCTGCGCTCAATTAGGTGCGGCGGCGCTAGGTGCAATAAGCTGGCACAACTCTTCGCAGTGGTCGTCGAACATGCAGTCGAGCGACGGCAACAACATCAACACCAGCACCGGCTACAATACCAATTTCAACAACAACACTGGCACGAGCTTCGTCACCAGCGATAATATGAATACCAATATGAGCACCAGCACCAGTTCTAGCTCGGTTGAGAGTAACTCAAACTCCAACTCCAACAGCAACGTCAACTCGAACACGAACTCGAATAGCAACGTCAATTCGAATAGCAACACAAACTCCAACTCGAATATTAATTCGAACACAAACTCCAATTCAAATATCAACAGCAATTCGAATACGAACTCGAACAGCAACGTTAACTCGAACACAAACTCAAACAGCAATGTAAACAGCAACTCGAATACGAATTCGAACAGCAACGTGAACTCGAATATCAACTCGAATTCGAGTAACGAAAATCACAACTACAATGAAAGTGTGTAGGAGCGCACGTCATGCCCGCACCTCCTAGCTTTAATCCCGGCTTCTATTCTGATTTCGCTTCGAAATTGAATCGCAAGTACGACATCCTTGCTGAGGAAGCTGCGGCCAAGACTCTGACATCCAAGGGTGAGTACGCGCGAAACATAGCTGATGCCCAGTCGCTACCAGGGTATCGGGAAGCCCTAGGTTTCCATGCTCGCTCGGCGGGCCAGCTGTCGCTTGAACAGGCGGCGACCGCAGCGGCAACTCGATACATGGACCCTGACTGGCTGCGCGGCGCATTCCGCTCGATGTATGAGACCGGTCAGCTGCCGGGCTACACCCGCAGTCCCGGTGTGGGAGCGCCCGGTGCGGGAGCGCCTGGTGCTGTAGCGCCCGGTGCAGGAGTGGGTGGTGCAGGAGCGTCCGCGACACCTCCGCCGATTCAATTTCAAACACTGCCGGATCAGCCAGGTGCTCCAGCAGCACGACCGGCAGCATCTCGAACAGCTGCAGATGCAGCTGAGACTCCGGGCATTATGACATCGCCGGAGTCAGTAGCGGATATGACGCCGGAGCAGTTGTCGTCTTGGACGCAAAGCCAAGCGACGCGGGGAACACAAGGTGCAACAGCAGGCGCCGGTGCAGCGCCAACAGGACGAGCAGCGCAGCAAAGACTTGCTGAGGCACAAGCTCGAATGCCGTCATTGCAGAGACCTACTTCTGTTACTACAACCAGCGTGCCAGCAAGCAGCGTACCGGGGAGGAAGCCGCTTTATGACAGTACGAGCTTCGGCTTCCGAAGAGGTATCGCCAACGTCCCTGGTTACGCAGAGGGAGATGAGGATGTTCTCTTGCGCCGCCCGCTTCTTTATGGGCCTCCTCCGGGAGCGGGACGCGGTGCCGTAGGCGCGGCGCCAGGCGCACCCGGCGGCGCGCCTGAGAACTTGCCACCGGGCGGACCTGCACCTACGCAGCCCGGCCCCTTCCCCGCACCGGACCCCTCCTTGCCTGCGCCCCCGCAGATCGAGAACACGGGTACCTGGCCAAGTGGCGCGCCCAGGGGCTTCAACTACGATCCAAATGCGGGGACTGGCTTAGCAAATCTTGGGGGAATCATGGATGCAACTACCAGGATGGTTAATCCGGATGCGTTCAACGCAGCTGTTCAGACTTGGCGCCCCTCGGAAAACATCGAGGATCGCCGCAATGCAGGGCCCCCAACAGCCCTAGGCACCGCAGTCGATGCTGCTAGCAATATTGGCGGTCAAATTGCTAGTGGCGGTCGAGCACTCGCTTCCGACATCTGGAAGATGGCAACCGGCGATGTTGCTCCTCAAGGCAGTCTGGCGCAGCAGGCCGGCTACAATGACATTCCAGGTGGCAGCCCTTCCATAGGCGGCATTGTAAACCAGATCATGGGCGGTCTGAGCAACATGTTCGGCGGCGGCGCTTCGACAGCCGCACCCATTACGGAGGGAGCGCCGAGTGGTGATGGTGGAGCATCAGCACCGACAGGCGGCGGTGGAGAGTCGACATCGGAGGAGGGCTATCGGAAAGGCACCGCGAACGTGAGGGGCAAAGTTAGTGGCTCGCCCAAGGGGCTTGAGGCGCTGTTGCCGATCTTGGCCGCGATGCATGGAGCTGGTGGGGGCGCCGGTGGTCCACCAGCAGGCCCGTCTCCTAGCGCAGGTTCGCCTCCTGGCGCAGGTCCGGGTCTCAAGAAGGGCTCTGCCAACGTCAAGGGCAAGGGCAAGGGAGGCAAACCGAGCAAGTCCAGTGGCCAGCCGCCCAAAGGGCTAGAAGCGATCCTGCCAGCGCTCATGGCCGCGATGCAGGGAGGCGGCGCCGGGGGACCAGCAGCAGGTCCACCAGCAGGGCTGCCGCCAGGGGGGACCCCTCCTGGCGCAGGTCCGGGTCTCAAGAAGGGCTCTGCCAACGTCAAGAGTAAGGGAAGCAAGGGTGGCAGCAAGCCTCCTACAATCGACCAACCGCCGACTGGGATCGAGGCAATGTTGCCGGCGCTCATGACCGCAGCGAAGGGCGGTGGCGCTGTCGGTCCGCAGGCAGGTCCTGGACTCCCCCCGGCTATGGGACCGGGCGCTGCGGCGCCGCCTGGCTTCGCTGGGGGTACGCCCGAAGTGCAGTCGAACCCGAACTATCCGTTCGGCGCCGGCTACCTGTTCGGTGCCAACGAGGTACCGGGGCAGGGCTCAGGAACAGTGGACAAGGTGCCTGCCGTGCTGGCACCACACGAGGCGGTGCTCAACAAAGCAGCTGCCGACATCCTGGGACGAGGTCTTATCGCGGCGCTGAATTCCCAGGGAGTGAAGCAGATGGGCATGGGTCGCGGTCGCTAAGGCTTAGGTTTGAAGTCGACGATCTTTCTTGACTCGTCGTCTGGTGCATTCGGGACGGCGATCGGTGACGTCGTCTTCACAGGAATTACAAAACAAGCTAGCAGGCTGCTGTAATTCCCCGACTCCGATCGCATCCTCTTTTTGATGGACCTGTTTGATATGGACCCGATCGCCGTGAGTTGGTTGAGTATATTACTATAGTCGTGATTGTGTTCGTTGCAGTAATCCCTGAATGGCCCAATGCGTACGTATACCTCTGCTTTGTGTACTTCGTATCGCGCTTTGAATTCAACCATGGGCGGCGCGTGCAGTATCTCAATTTCGCCTCTGGTGTTTCTGTTGACGCGGCACATGTTCGGATTGGTCTTTTCCAGATAGTCGTTGAGGATAGTTTCTGGTGACATGTGCTCACGTTCGTCCTTGGCTACGGCGCGCATAGCCGGTATCTGCACATTGACCAGCCAATCCCACATGGCCTTGTAGCTAAACTGCCAGTACCCCAGCATGTTGCCTAATTTGATACCCAATAAAGCGGTAGCAGCGGCAGCAGTCATGTAACGTTCTTCCTGTTTGGCGTTTATCGCCGCTTCGAATCGCTGCAGGATTTCCAGTAATTTTTTGCCGATTGCTTCGGTGTGCGGCAAACACCGACGCAGGAAGTCTTCGCCGATCCAGCCATAATTTGTAACAAGAAGTCTCTTGAATGTGTCGGCTTCGGTTTTTGTGTGGACGGTATTTGGGGCCACTGTGATCTCGAAGACACGCATGATGCCAGCCTGACCACCAGAGCTATCGCTGTTAACCATCTGGATCAGCGACTTGTTGCTGGTGAAGATGAACAGGTTCGACTTACGTCCGCCGCGGGGATTACGAAAGCTGCGGTCGGACCTCAAGCCCTTCCATGTTCCGGGCTGCGTGGCTGCGAGTGCGATCTCGTGTGCTGTCTCTTTGTCAAACCTTGTAACTTCATCGCACATGAATGGCAGGTTGCGATGGAGCATGCTGTATTCGAATCGTCCCTTGTCAGTGCCGGTCGAGCGCAAGCCACTGATAGGATAAAGCTCTGGGTGTCCCCATATACTAGCGGCAGTATAAAGCCCTGTGCTCTTTGACGCGCCGGTTTCCCCGAACAAGCAAATCAACATGCCGTGCAGGCCGGAGAACCTGAAGAACGGAGTCGCCAAGGATGCGCCGATAGCAAACTGCTGGGCCATGTATGCTGGGTCGTTGTAGAAACTCATGAGCGCGGTTTGCTGTTTCAGAGTACCCATGCGACCCATGCAGTCGAGCTGTGTATTTTGTGTCATTACACAGGGGACCATCATGCCGTCTGCAACCCGGATTTTCCGACCGTACAGGATGAACCATTCCGGAGTTCCAAACTCCACTGGCGTTTCGATCTCGATTGTTTTTTCCTGCTTAGGCACCTTCCATCCGAGATGATCGAACTGCTCAAGATCATCCACGTGGTTTCGTAACTCTCTGAGATACCCCGGCAGGAACGCATGCATCGCCTTGAAGTGTTTCGGCTGGATGATGATGCCTTTGTTGCGAAGCGCCGCTCCAAGGCCCTGCAGATTCAGATCGTCGTTCATGAGTTCAACTACCCTCCAGCCATTGCGTGGAGACTTGACGTACCAGCGCGAGAGGCAGCTCTCGTTGGAGGTTGCTTCGACCCACTGTATGGGGAACATCGGGCAGTCACAAATCACGCCCTTCTTTTTCTCCGTGACCCCGTAGGTCATATCCAGTTTGTAGGGTGACGGCGGTAGGCACAGCGGCGTGGGGTCTGTGGTTGTGGGCCCAGGCTGGGGCTGGTGGGTCTGCTGGTAAACCAGGTTGGCGATCAGGAGCGGGTTCTTGGCGAGGTCCCTATGTGGGCACCGCGCGCACACCACGGCGTCGCCGCTGTTGCGGTCGATCTTCTCACACCCTGGTGGCGGCGTGGTCCAGTTGTCGAGCTTGGCCTGAGTCTCAGCCTCAGTGTACTTGGGGTAGCCACTCGACCACTCGTGGGCTTTCTCCTCGCCGTCGTCACAGTGCTTGATCGTGCCGATGCCGACGTGCCAGAGCGGTTCGGACACATTCCCTTGGGTGTCCCGGAACGTACGCATGTGCTCGCACACATCAGCAACCTCGTCGGCCGGCGGGCGGCGCCCGTCCCAGGCGACGTTGAGCCCGGGCTCGGACCCGGACCCGTTTGTGTGCGTAGCCTTACCATTGGTGTCGGGGGTGTAGTTCTCAGTCAGAGCTTCGAGCTGACTCACAAACTCCGCAGTGGGTGTCACTGCACCGTCGGCGAGGACGGCTACCGGGCGTGGGTTCGCCCGATCCTTGTAATTAAACGTGCCGACGACGCGCAGCACGGTAGTCTGGTCCGTGGTTTTGGAGCGATCGACGCGGAGCTTGTGTTGCTGGGACAGCCAGAACAGGCGCGCCGCCGGCTCGTACCACGTCTCGGATTCGATCGGCGTTTCGATCATCCAATAGACATGGATACCGTATCCTGAACTGACGACAAACGGAGACGGCAAGCAGGTCTCAAACAAAAATTGTTCTAGTGCACCCAATGCTTCATCTCGTGTCGGATATGGTTTTGGCTTCTTGGGATCGGTGTGCGGTCCGACGTCGATGTCAAAGAAGAAGATGCGGGCTTCCCGCATATTCGGCTTCTTCCGAGATGTCTGGTATTTCCCGGTCTTCGGATTTAGCTCGCCGCGTACGACCTTGATTGCATGCGTCGCAAAATATAAATCCTTCGATTGCTTCTTCGACAGGACGTAGGCGATCGCCTCGTCGAGCGTGTCACACCCATGGTGGGCGTAGGTCTTCTCACCATCGGGTTTGATCCAGGGGGTAGCGATGCAGTACGGGCCGCTCGGTGGCCATACCATGCTCAGGAATTCGCGCGTGTTCATGAGTCGCGCTCTTGCAACAGAGCGATGAGCTTGTCATAAATGATCTGGTCAGTCATGGTGTCATTACCCTTTGCTAGAGGGGACAACACCCTCCGCTCGTCACGAGAGCGGAGGGTGCTGAAGGCTAGTACGAAAAACGCCGATACTGAAGGCTAGTGCGTAGAGACTTACTCGTCGTCCCAGTCCTTGAGTATGTTGTCGAGAGCAGGCGATGCAGTAGGAGCGGCGGGAGCAGGAGCCCGACTCGTCGCGACCGAGACAGCGGGCTCATCCCCCTCATCGTCATCTTCCAGGACAGCGTTCTTGCGTGCCGCAGCGGCAGCAGCCGCAGCCTCGGCTTTCTTCTGAGCCGCTGTCTTGACCTTTGCGGGCGCCGCTGGTGCGGCTTCCGCAGGAGCCGGTTCCGGTGCACGGGCTGGAGCTTTAGCCGATGCAGTGGGCTTAGACGCAACGGGCGGGGGTGTCGTAAGCACCACGTCCTCTTCGTCCTCGGTCTCGTCCTCCTCGGTGATGCCCGGCGGACGCTGCGTGCCGCCGAAACCGGTGAAGTCAGTCTTGAGCAGATCGTCGAGTGAAGGCGACTCGGCGATCTCCGCGCACTGTGCTGCCTCCTCTTCGCTCAGCCAACGGCCCGGCGAGAACCACAGCTTCGGGTAACTTTTAGTATTGTCGAACCTGATCTTGGTGGTCAGGCTGTAGGTGAACGGCACACCCTTCGACTTGAGGAAGTTCAGGTAGTTCGTAAACGCGAACATCCCCTTGGCCTGGGCCTCCTTGTTCAGACCGTCGAAGTCGGAGGTCTGCGGAATCTTCAACCGCAACACCGGCGCCGCGGTGAGGTCGCGGCTCTTCGGCACAATCGCCAGGTTGCGGTGCACGGCACATGCCGCAGCCGCCTTGCCCTGATCGGTCTGCCGCGATCCCTTGATGGCTTGCGGGCAGACGTTGCACTTTTCCGACTGCCGGTTGGTCGAGTTCGGGCTCGACGTGACTCCGTCGTTGGACCAGCAGTCCGGCGCGCTCTCCTGGTTCGGATCATAGGGGCGCCCGCCGTAGTATGCGCGCCCACGGTTCTCGTTGTAGGCGATGATGACGGCGTCGAAGGTCTGGATTAGTTCCTCCTCGCCGTCTGCGTTGGTGCGCATCAACGGACGCTTGGAACCGTCGATGATGACGGTCCATACTTTGCCGGGGAAGGTCAGAGCGTTGACCTGACTCCGGGTTACGATGTTGCTAGTACCAGCAGCCTGCGCCGCTTTGACGTGCGCCGGTGTCTGGTTCGGATCGAAGATCGCTAGCGGATTGTTGTTAGCCATTTTGGGTATCCTATGGTTTGTGTTCCGCAGTGTAGATCAAGGTCCTGGGATGGAACATACCCAGGACCAGGTGTTACATGATGTAACACTTATTTACGCAGGACCTTGGCGATGTACTCTTTCACCACGGTGATCCCAGGAGGCAACGTTTCAGAGTTATCCTCCATGAACTTCGTAATGAAGGTTTTCTTGACACGACGTTCGAGCGCATCGAACGCATCGTTCTCGGCAATCCAGGCATAGAACGCATTCCAGTCTTCGCAGCTGGGCTTGACGTCAAGAGACCGATATATCGTTCCGTGCTTTGTGCGAGCGCTCTCGACACCCAACGTCTGTAATGTTTCCAGGAAGAAGCTCTCAATGGTGTCGAGTTGATCCTTCAGCTTGAGGTCTTCGACCTCCCACTGTTTCTTCAACTCGCTTCGCTTGTCCCTGATCTTGACATAGGTCGCTGCGACCTTGTCGAGCTTCACCTCTTGTTCAGTCATCGGCTTTCCTTTCAGTAACACTTTGAGTTGGTCAGTCACTGGATAATCCTTTCGTAGAGTTTCAGGATACTGTCCTGGTTTGTTGCCCGGTTATCGAGCAGGTTGTAAATATCCTGCTCGAATGAGCAGGCCGAGATACGAACGACAGTCATCTTGCGGGTCTGCCCCGTGCGATTAAATCGTTCGATTACTTGCGCGTAATCGTCATGACTATAGATCGGCGCATAAAAGATTGTGGTGTCGGCCTCCGTCAGGTTGAGTCCATGAGCCATGACCTTGGGGTGGCACAACAGCACGCGCGGGTCGGGTTCGGACTTGAATGCACGAATGATCCGATTGCGTGCTCCGATGCTAACATCGCCGTTGAGCACCGCAAGGCTAAAGTGTTTTGCCAACTCGGTCTCCAGCGCGCGAGTGATTCCCTTGAACGGAACGACGACAATCACCTTGGCCGAAGCCTCATTGATTGTGTCGATCAATTCGTTGAGCCGGGTCGAATGGTCAATAGTTTCGTAGCTGTCATCCCCGTTCTTCACTGCTCCACAGCATATCTGCCGGAGCTTGATGATTGCATCAGCGGCGTTGACTGCGGTGATCCTCGTAGTCTTGGCTTGCAGGATCATGTAATCACGCATGAGCTTGTATGATTTCTCCTGTTCCGCTGTGAGTTTCGTACGCCGGTTGGTGACAGTCAGCGACGGCAAGCTGATGCAGTCCTTCTTCTTGATGCGCCACGCCGGCTGCAACGCATCGAACACGATCTTCTCGTGGCCGTTCACCGGGCGCCACTTGTACTGACCCACTTGCCGCATGGTCTGTCTCTGGAACGAGCCGAAGAACTTGGGCACTCGCTGTGGGCAAATGAGCCGGGCGAGCGCCCACGCATCGGTCGGCGCATTGGGACACGGCGTGCCAGTCAACAGCCACACCCGCTTCTTGTGCTCGGTCGCCCATGCGAAATACTTGTACGAGATATTGCGGCTGTTCCTGAAGAAAGAAGCCTCGTCGAGGATGATGAGGTCGATGTCTTTCCGCTTGCGCACCAGCGTCGCGATCTCCTTGTGTGCGATCATGTCATGGTTGGCGATGTAGAAATCCACGTCCATGTTGAACGCATTGAGCCGGTAATCACGATCACCATGAGTGACCACGCTCGACCGGTGCATCAGCACGTCGAAGATGTCCTGCTGCCAAATGGTTTCCAATATCGAAAGCGGCGAAAGGATCAGCGCCTTGTGCACCTCGCCGATCGACATGAGATAGTCTGCACCCCACAGCGCAGAGAAGCTCTTGCCGACTCCCATCTCTGAGAGGTTAAGACACTTGGCGTTGCGTACGTGGAAGTCCGTCATCGGTCGCTGATGTGCGAACGGCGTGAACTTGCCCGGCCAGTTGTATTGATAGTCGACAGGCGACGGTACGTTGATCCCCAGCGCATTTAGCTGGAGCGTTGTCTCCAGCGTATGCTTGACCTGGACATTACCTTCGGGGGTGCTGATCACCCGGCTGAGCCGGGGAAGTGCTATGAGCACACGCGACGGATCGCGTAGCTTGAGCACGACGCTCTTGGTTGGTTTGTGTATCAACATGTTCAGTCACTTTCTATTTATAAGTGTATCAGGTTATTGGGTATTTGTCAAGCTTTCTCAAGTAGTTGTTCTCTCCATTTCATAAGAGATTGGAAACTAACTGACGAATAATCATGAGGGTGCTTGGTACCAAGCACGATACGCAGCATGTCGATATTGGTCTCGTCTACCAAGAATGCGTAGTGCCCCGCCTCGTGAATGTCGGTAAGGAATTTATGTTGAAGCGCAGTCGGCACGTCGCGGTACTTGGTCTCGATCGCCATGAACAGCTTGATCCGCTTCACAGCAAGAAAGTCGCTCACGCCGTTGCGGCCATAGATGTCGGCACTCGGCATCCACCATGTCCATCCAGTGTCGTCAAGGATTCGTTTGACCTGCTGCTTGATGAACCATTCGGTTCGATTGCTAGGTGTTGGTTTTCTCATTTCACCACTCCAGGTAACCGTCTTCTTCTTCCACGAAGCGCTCGCGTCGCTGCTGCTCGAAAGCTTCGTCCCTTGCCGCGATCTCGCGTCGCTCCTCCTCATCCGAGACTCGGCCTCGACTGCGCACCCTGCGTAGCTCGAAGAAGCCGTCGAACCTAGGATGCTCATGGATCAGCAAGCGAGCATAGATCGGTACGAAGTCGTCGTTGATCTTGAAGAGATTGCCCTTGGTTTTGAGGTCATAGTGCCAACGCATGACCTCTACGATTGTGCGGGCACCGTAACGTTGTCGCCCAACGGCCCGCATCTCATCGGCGAGCCGCATAAAATGCGCGTAGACATGCGGGTTCTGTAGATGAAATGCCTTGAACCGCGCCACGACATCTGACGGATAGTCCTGATACGGATCGAGTATTGTCATCGTTTTGGTCTCCAGTGTTTGCAGCCAATGACAGGACACCAACCCAGGCAGAGTCCGGACGGGCGCATCTGCCAGGTGTCCGAACGGAATGCTTCACGATACTGGCGTAGGTCGCCGACCAGCTCGTTCCATAGTCCCGGTACATCGGCACGAGTCCACGTTTTGTGGGTCGTCGTACAGTTCTTGGTCCAGTAGAACTCGACCTTGATCTCATCGACATAACCAAACTCCTGAAATACCCACAACGCATAGATGACCAGCTGGTTGAATTTCGTGTGCGGCTTACCAGTCTTGTAGTCCACGATGTGTGCGTAACGCTCTCTTGCATCGACACACAGGTAGTCGATGATCATGCGACACCACACGTTCTTGTCGCCCCACTCGCAGGTCTCCAGAGTCTTTGCCAGCGCAACTTTATGCTCGACGAAGATGTTCCCGTTCTGACGAACGTCCAGCGTGACCATGAACGGTTCATGTGCCATGAGAGCGGGCGGCAACTTGATATGCTTCGGCGATTGCCGCGCAGCAAACGCTTCATGCACACGCTCGCCGTAGACTTGCTCTATGGACCTTTCCTCATCTGGCAAGTCCTTGAGCACATAGCGATGGTGATACTGCTCCGGGCAATTCCTGAACGTATCGAGTGCACTCGGTGACCATGGAAGTGGTTTCATTTTCAGTCATCCCTATGCAACCAGTCGAACTCATGCTTCCCCACATATCCACGCTCGAACACCAGCCAACAGAAATCTTGCTTGCCGCCACCCGGCTTATTCCCAGCCACGATCCATGAGCCCGGCGGCATCGACGGTCGTGGTGTGAGAAACCAAACGCGGCGCAGCGGTAGGGCCTTGAGCCAGTGCGCCGCATTGAGCCGCCGTGTTAGGAAGATCATTGCTACCTTGTCGGCACCTCGTGCTAGTGCGTGCTCACAGAACTCCTGCACATGATCGAACGGTGGGTTGCACACAATGCTGCCGTCGATGCGACCGTTCTATTTCAGGAAGTCTCGTTGCTTGCAAGACAGGCCGAAGCGATTCCCTCGATCTACGATGTCGCCTCCACGTACCGTGTAGCCCGCGGCACATGCCACTCCTAAGATAGTCGCCCACCCACAAGCCGGATCGTAAATCGTCCCCTTGAATTTCTCGACCTCGAACAGCCGGCGCGAGCACCACTCAGGCTCCACGTAGTGCCCGTGCTTTTCCTTCTCGAAGATGTGCGAGTCACGACGTTTCATGTGAGCTTGATCCCCAGCTTGCGCACGATCTGGTTGGCGCGGATCGCCTGGTTCTCGGCGTCAGCCAGCGCCGTGTGCAGTGTACCCAGATAGTGACCCTCTTCGAGAGTCAGCATAGAGCGCAGGGTGCGGAAGCACCGGTCATGCCGGAAGCTCCAAGGCACCTCGCGCGAATTACTCTCGTAGGCTTGACGCAGCAGCACGTTGTCAAAGCCGACGCCATTGCCCCACATACGTACATCGGTGCATTGACCGCTGTCGGAGTGCGATCGCAGCCAATCACTGAAGCCATCCAGTGCTACGTGCAACGACACCTTGGATTTACCCCACCAGACCTTCCGCGCTTCATCACGATCGCTGTCCATCCACCACATCAGGGTGTCGGCATCGACACGCAGCCCCGCATTGGTTGGCATGATCGCAACCTCGAACCGATCCGTGATGATATCCTTTTGCTCCGCAGCGTACGGGTCGAACTCAACCGCCCCGATCATGATGATGGTTGAATAGGGAGATGTTCCCCAGGTTTCCAAATCAAGCATTACATGATGCAGCATTTTATTTTCCCTTGTTGATGCAGTGAAGGTAGAAGCCAACGCGAATAGCCGTTGTTACGTCGTAGATCGTAGATTCGAGGTTGTCGGGGTCACCAACTTTTCTCCCCAGCAAGATGCCGACCGCGGCGGTGACCACACCAATGGTCGTGTTCTGTGTTCTTATGGCGCGATCGAGGAATTCAACCATGCGAGCAATCTTCGGGTCGAGCCCCGTGTCCCGCCCGTTAGCCTTACCTGTTTCGTGCATCTCTTTCAGGTAGTCAGGATTCGGTAGCGTCACCATTTTGCTGCCCGTCTTTTTGAATGTATTCATAACCAAGTTCCTTAAGCTTGGACTTGTCGTACGGCTCCTCGAACACTCCGCCAGTCTCGCCGCGGAGTGTTAATAGATTCTTCTCTCGATCGATTCTGACGATCTCGAACTTGCGCTTGGTCCTGGTGTTGATCAGGTAGTTGGTCATCGGTTGTACCCCCGGTTCAAACTTCCGCGCTTAAACTCGAACGGCTTCAGATCGCCCCACGACGGGCCGACCTTGCAGTCCCACGGCATTGGGATAGGCGGCTTGAACCCCCACGTAGCTTCGTACGGAAGAGTGTCGAGAATGTCCTTGATGGTGTACGCGGCTTCCTCCACCTTCGGTATGGGCACGTAGAAATACAAACCATCGTGCAGGTCCCACGCGAACCTCGCGCCGATCTCGTTGACGTACTCACGCACGCAGCGCAGGGCGAGATACTTTTGCTCGGCGCCCGTCCCTTGGATGCGATAGTTGATTGCTGTGCCTTCCATCTGCCAAGCCATGTCGCCACCCCACTGACCGATGACGCGAACGCGCCGGCCCGGGATAGTCTCCACGTATCCCTTGGCTTGAGCCGATTGGATTTGCACAGCCCAGTATCTCTGGATACCTGGATACGTGCTCAGGTAGACTCTCTGAATGCGTTGCGCTTCCTCATCCGACAGCACGATGCCGTAGTCGACATCGGCGATCTGTTTAAGTTTCTTCCAACCCACACGATACTGGGACGATAGGTTAACCACCTTGCCACACTGACGCGCATTCGCTTCGGGCGAACCTGCAGTCTTGGCGTTCTTCATAATCCCTTGGTAGGTAAGTGTCCGGTCGATCCGCGAGCCCATGTAGGCATGCGGGTCCTGGCCCGGCTCACATAGCTTAAGCATGGTCGTGTCATTCGAGGCGATCGCCATCCAGCGATACTCCTGGCCGGCAGCGTCGAACTCCATGAGCGTGAACCCGGGCGGCGCTACGATAATCCTGCGAAAGAGAGGATCACGCTTCATCTGGTGCAGGGCGAAGCCTGTCTGCCGTTCGCCCTTGCCCTTACCTTGCTTGGAGGAGAACGTCATGCGTCCGCTGTAGGTCCCGAACACCCGGGCCTGTGGATGCGCACGCTGGTCCCCGTTGTAGGTGCACGCCGTGAGCGGCGCCACGGCGAACTTGGTATTGTTGTTCAACGCTTCACGGTACGCCCTGATCTCTCGAACACGCGGGTCACGGAGCGCCAGCTTGTGCAGAACCGCTTTGCTGGTCGAGCGCGCACCAGTGGCAGTGAACTCCAGCACAGGTAGCTTCCACTGGTCATAGAGAACCTGACCAAGTTGCTTCGGCGAACGTACGATCTTCTCGGTGATGCCGTGAGGCGCCAAGCTCGTCAGCATGAAGGCAGCCGTCTGCTTGAGATTGGCACTCAGAGAACTAGCCTCAATGGTGTCAACCATCATCCCGTCCAAGTTGGCGCGCGCGACCATCTTG